AAAATGTTTCATCTTAATTGTTTTGGTTGGTTAAAAAATCGTTTCCCCATTTTGTAAACAAATTACGCAATGTTAACTCGTTAGCAATAGCGTTAGCATTAATTGGTTGCATAACACAACTATCATCATAAGGAGTTGTAATCGTTTTAATATTGCCTTTTTTGTTGTAAGTGATAAGTACATCTGTGTTTAGTTTTACTGGTTTCATATTATTAGTTTTTAATTTTCTTCTAAAGAATTATAGTATTTAATTTTAGATTTATCAAAATCTTTAAGTGCTATTTCTAACCATTTTTCATCTTGTGTATTAGTATAACACAATATGTGACAAGTAGATTTTTCATTAGGATTTAGTCTAAGAAGTCTACCTATTCTTTGAGTAGTTTTTCTTTCATTACCGTATGAATGCATTATAATACCTTGTTTAAGATTTGGTATAGTAATACCTTCACTTAATTGCATTACACATGATAATTTATCTATTCTGCCGTCAGAAAACAATTCAAGATTATAATCAGATTGAGGGTTTTTAGAGTGATAACTATATTTGCAAATTCTATCTGCTTGTTTCTGAGTATTAGCAAATACAACACATTTATTTGATAAATTTTGAAGTATAGATTTTACATATAATTCTTTTGTATTGTAATCCATTAAAGCTCTCATTCTCATTATAGATGCGAATTGTTTTTGTTTTGGTGTTTCAGCTAAAAAACATCTATTGTCAAAATAATCATAATCTTTTTTTTCTGTTGTGTACCAAAAACCACCATTTTTTTTCTTCTTTTTTAAGTTAGGTACATTTGATAAAGACAACTGATGAACTATTATTTGATAATCATTTAATATTTTTTTATCAGTTGCTTGATCTACTGAAAAATTAAAAACAATAGGGCAATAAGTTTTAACCATTTCATACTTTATTGTATTTTGTTTTACAGGAGGTGTACCTGTTAAACCTAATATTTTACCTTTAAAATTAGATAAAAAAGTAGAATGTGATTGTAATAAATTATGACATTCATCTAAATAAACAACATCATAATTGTTAGTATTATGTTTATTAATTGATAAATATGTTGTAAAAACAAAATGACTTTCTAAATTTTCAAGATTCATTTTTTTAAGTTCATTTAACCAAGAAATTTTAATAGACAACTTTGGTATTACTACAAGGGCTTTTATAAAAGGATTATAATTTTTTTGAAAGTGTTTAATTGCAATTCTTGTTTTACCCACACCCATTGATATTGCTAATCCGCAACGTTTGTGTTTATAAGCTTCTTCTAAAGCTTCTTTTTGTATTGATTCTCTATTTGTCATAATATTCAATTAATTCATCACATAAACTATCCATTTTTCCCCATCCTATTTTATCTGATAAATTTGAAGTATAGCTTTCTATAATTTTCCAAATTTCTATTTTATCTAGTGTCATAATTTTAAATTTTGTTATTAAGTTTATATTCTTTTTTCAGAAAATCCTAATTCAATTGCTTCTTGTGGATGTTCTTCTATATAAGAATGACATTGTCTACATGTAGATAACCAGGTAGACACATCTAAATAATATTTACCTCTGCCTTTTTTGTGATGCACATCTGTAGCATTATTACCGCAACCAGGCAATGCTGCTTCACACATAGGTTTTTTTTCCATAAATTTTCTTCTAAGAATAACATATGCGCTATTAATTGCAATCATATTTTTAGATTTAAAACTTATAGGTTTAACTTTTAATAATTTAGTTGTGGGTTTTTTGGTTTTATACCAGCAACTTTTGCAATACTTACCATTTTTATCGTTTTTCCAGATAAATTGTTCAGTATTGCAATTGTTACATAGTTTTTTCTTTCTATCTATCATTTTACAGATAAAAAATTACGTGGTAATAATCCTTTACTCATATAAAACAATATTAAGTCTTCATATTTAATACCTAGTTCTTTCAAACTCATTGTATTTGTATAAGAATGATCAATTTCATCAATTGATAATGAATTAAGTAATTTACCAGCTCTTGTGTTTGTAAACAAACTAAAAATTTTTTGAGCTGATTTATTGCAAAGAACTTGTTTCCATGCATTAACTTCTTCTTGCCCGCGTTTCCAAACTTTTTTAATTCTTCTTTTTTTGTCCCAATGCAATGATTGTTGTTCTTCATTTGTATACATGTTTAAACCATGTAATACTCTTTTAAATAAAAAATGTTGTTTAGGGTTTAACTTACTATATTCAAGTTTTTGTATTATTGCTTCAGGTTGCAGTTGATATTCAGATAATAAACCTAAATACATATAACGTTCTTCTCTAAGAGCTAATTTATTTATATTATCTTGTAATTCTAAAATTTGTTTTTGGTTTTGTGTTAACATGTTTTAAAAGTATATAAATTAATAAAAAAAAGAGTCAATATTTCTACTGACTCTTTATGAATTAAAAGGTTTCGGGTCTTTCAAGCATTCTGTAATATAATCAACACATCTGAATCTCTTAATGCTTTTTTGACAACCAGAAGGACTAAGATTATATTATACAGCTTCACTACCTTTTAACTAATACTACAATTCAAATGTTGAATCTTCAATTTCAATTTCAATTTCTTCATTTAGTTCAGCAGTTGATTCTTCAATAAAATCATCTGAATCATTTGTGCTAATTGAATTAGTTATTTCACTTGAATCTTCTATATCAAAAGCTTCTTCAAGTGTAGCTGTAACATTTTTTGCAACTTGTTTTGTTTTATTTCCCATAAAACTGTTGCCGTTTGCTTCACGGATATCGTCACCATTAGTGTGATCTAACAATACATCTTCTGCTGTTACATCAGAAGTAAATACAGTTTTCCTATAAATAGGTTTATCATTTACAGAACATACAATGCCAGTTGCTCCAGCAATTTTGTAATCTTGTTCCGGATTAATTTCTCTAAATGGTGTAAGTTGCTCTTTAACAACAATTTTTCCTGTAATTTCTGTTTTGTTTTGTATTCCCATTTCTTTTAAATCTTCTAGCTTACCATGCAATAGAGCAGTAACGCTTTTTTTTTGCATGAAACCATTATTTATTTGAAAGGTATTTTGAGAAAGTCTTACGTAACCATAATCAGGGTTATTAGACACACGGATTACATTCCCTAACTCATCAGCGATAATTTGAACTTTGTTATTCATTTTTTTGTTGGTTTAAAATTTTTAAATATAATTAAGTTTCATTTCTATGAAAATAATCATCAAGATAATCATCATACATTTCATTAATAAACATATCTTCAATAAATTCTTCATCTTCTAAAAGATCTTCAGGTATTATAGTTGGGTCTATTGTTTGAACTGCACTAAATAAATTATAAAAAGGATTATTACATTCATGACTATATAATGTACTAAGACCATTAAGATCTTTAATTTCTGCATCATTTAAATCAAGAAATTGTTCTATAGATAATTCTATTATACGTCCGTTTGGTAATTGATATATCATTTTGTTTTACATGTATATGTAAAAATAATAATATAATACGTATAAATATTGAATTAATTGAGTATTAAGATGATAGTACGGTAATTAATTAGTATTAATATAGCTAAGTTTTTTGTTTTTATTTCATTTTTTTAGTTTTTTAATTTGGTTTTAATAATAATTTTAATAGCTTCTCTATTAGAAACAGTTTTTAAATCATTGTTGAAAAAGTTATATTTCTTGTCCATATAAGAACCAAAACTTTTATATTGTTTTTTAAACAATTTCATTGGACTTTTCCAACAATTAATTTCTTTTCTTAAAAGCTCTTTACTGATTTTTGCCATTTTTTAAGTTTTTAAAATGTAATATATCTTCTTTGTTTATTTTTATTAAATCATGAGTAGACAAAGAACATTCCTTTTTTAATAAGTTTTTTTCATCATCATAATAAAACATATTAACTTTAACTCTACCATAAAAAGGATCATAATCTGAACTATAACCATCATCTTTTATAATTTGACCGTAAGTCATATAATCATCTGACAAAAGACCTAAATCAATTAAATCATCATAATTAAATAATTTTCCTAATTGGTATTTATCCGGTTTTGTTTTAAAATAATCATTAGGATAAAAAATATCTGGTTCATCTGTAAAAAGTAAATATAACAAATATTCTAATTTATAACCGCTTTTAAGAGATGAAACTAAACCTTTAACAAACAAATCTTTTTTAATTTTAGTATTGTCAAATGCTTTTAAAAGTATTTCATGAATAGTTTTTTCTGATGTTATCATTGTTTTTTATTTAAAATAATTGATGTGATATGTAAAGTGTTTTATTTTTAACAGTAAAAAAATCATTTATAAATTCTTCATTATTCATATTTGTTTTAATTAAATATTTTAATTTTTTATAACGTTTATTAAAATCCATAACTAACATTAATGTTTCTGATGGATTAAATAAAATACGTTCATTTAAACTTTGCTCAAAATTAATATAAGGAATTACAAAATTATTATTAGTTGTTAAATAACCTTTTAAAAAATAATTATTGTTTTTATCAAATTCAATTTTATTAATGTTATTGTATTTGTTTTTCATTAATCCAAAAAACTTTATAACATATTTTGGTACAATAGGATAAGTTAATGATACTCTTATTTTTGTTTTTTCTTTATTAAAATACAGTTTTTGAAATACTTCAGTTCCCCACCATACATTAGTTATATTTAATACGTTTTCATCTTCTTTATCTAAATATAAATTAATTACAGTTCTATGTCCTTTATGTAATTTACTAAGATTTAGTTTTAAAATATCTTTGTTAATAACATCATTGTTATATTTATAAGCATTTTGATTTAATAAAAGACTATCTAAAGCGTTTTTCATTATTTATATTTAAATGATATTACAATTAAAGGTAAACAAAGAGCTATGTCACAATTATCCCAAACTATACCAATTCCTATGAATTTGCCTCCCATGAAAGTAAACTTGTTAAAAAAATCTTTAAACTTGCTAAATAATTTTGTTTTGTTGATCATAATTTAATTTTTTAATTTTATTTCTGCTGTTGTATTATTACCGTATTTTACTTTAATAATATTTGTTGTACATTTTTCTATTGCATGTTCTAATGATGGTGTTACAAATTCAACACCGTTTTTAATATAGAAATACTGACATTCTTCTTCTTGTTGTTGCATAATGTTTAAGTTTATAATATTAATAAAAAATAGATGAAGTCATTACAACTTCATCTATTAAAATTTTACATATAACTACTTATATATGATAAATAACCAATTGAATCTTGGTATTTTACTTCAATTAAACCTTCATCTGAACATATTTCACGGAATAATTGATTTTTAATGACCATTTTTTCTACATACTCACGAGTAACTTCTTTAAGTTTTGTAGTTTCTATAGTATTGTAATCACCTTGTTGATCCAATATTAAAGACTTTTTTCCTTCATTTGATATAATTATAACAACTTGGTTGTTATATTTACGAAATGGCCAATCATGTATTATAAATGTAAATTGCATATTAAATTGATTTAAATGTTTGTTAATATAATTTTTTGTCAAGATCTATTCCAATTACAACTGAAGGAATCCACCCAAAAACTACCATAATTATTAAAGTAAAATGTTCTGTTGCAGCTTTTCTTAAACTTATATCACTACTTAACATATAAGTAATTAAAGTTACTACAAACCAAGTGGTAAGAAATGTTATTATTATTGCTAACATTATTTTTGTTTTTTTCATTGTATTATATTTTTTTATATTAAAAAACATTGAACCTAAAGATGATGTTGAGACATCTGTGTTGTAGAGTTACGGTTAGCAACTTCTATCTCTATTTATCCCCGCATTCCTTTCAACAGGAACAACACAACTAAGATTACTCTCTCAATAATAGCATAAGTTTCCTTACTATTAGAACCTGTCAATTCAGGATTAGTATCTTTATGTGAATACCAGCTATCAACTCACACCAAATTTGCTGGCAGGATTGGTCCCTTATTCACTTGGTTCAATGTTTAATTATAATGTTTTATTTTAAGATGTGGGCTTCCCACTCTGTCAGTAAAATCACTACCAGAAAGCGTGCTATATTTTTATTTATTTACACTAACCCTTCTTCTTTCTGGGTGATTTAAATATTAATAATATAAATGTTTGTTTATAAATTCTTCTTGTTATTGCTATAACACCTGCAATTGGATGAGAGTTTATAAAGCAGTTTAGACACATGCTTAGGTGAAATTTTTCTGTTGCCAGGCTAATAATAAGCCCCCATCTTAATCACATACTCTTCGTAATCCAGTTACTTACAGCTGCTGACATGGAAATGTTATCTTGAGAAACATTTTTAATTTCATCAAGAGTCATTATTTCTACAGATCCCTCAGTAGTAACAGTAGTGTTAGGATTAGTAGTATAAACATCTACTATTCCATCATAACCGTCATACTGGTCACAAAGTTCTTGAACTGTATACTCATTAATATGAGTTTCCCAGGACAAAGAACCATAGCTACGCAAACATGTTAGGTATAAATACCCATCATTATATGCGTGTAACTGATACTGAAGAGCAAAGAGTTGGCTTTTTACAGCTTTAATCTTTTTTACTAATTCTTCTTGAGACATATTATCCCATTTTTTTTCAAATTGAATATTCATAATATTATTATTTATTGGATTTAATTTAAAAAGGTTTACCTACCTACCTTAAAGGGCTACTTACTTTGAATTTCAGCTCTAAGTCATTGTGGAATAATCACAATATATCCACCCGACTTTACGGGTCTGTGCAGTCTTTTCATTTAAGGAATAATACATCCACCTGCCGTTATTTTTAAATACACTTATTCTATTTCTTGATTAAGTGTAATTTCTTCAGTTCTAATTTCTGTATCATATAAATCTTGTAGATATTGAGGAATATCTCCATCAGCTTTATAATTTCTTTCAGCAGTATGATATTTATCTACTATTGTATGTAAATCTTTTTCATTATCAACTACTGCTAATAATCTTTCAGTTGTTGCAAATTCAGGTAATTCTCCATTATCTGTTGTTACGAGGTAAATTAATGTGATGTTCATAGTATTATTTATTTGTTTTTAATAACCTGACCTTTGATGTTATCTCTAGTCAGGTTTAATGTTGTTATTCTATTATAATGTTATAGTATGATGAGTACTATTTGTTACTTCAAATATACCTTGAACAGTAAATTGTTGATTAAATGACTCAACCATTTTTAAGTTATATTTTTTAGATATATCTTCTAATTCAGATGTATAACTAGTTATAACTGATAATTTATACCCCTCAATCACTTTAACACTATGTTGTGATAGTAGTTGTATTGCAATTGCTGTTATTATTTTAGTTGTATTATGTGACATAATATTGTTATTTATATTGTTAAACCTTGATATTAATTATAGTTAATGTAATATTTCGTCCAGTCTTATCAAAAGGTTATTTTATAGACTCCTGGTTGTCTTTAATGTAATAAAAATAAAACAAGTGTGCCAACAGAGTTTAACTGTCAGAGTGGTCTAGCCTTTTAGCATCCTACACACTTGTAATATTTAATAAACATTGAGTTAGTAAAAACATTTACAGCTACTAAACTGCAATTCTATAATGTTTACTCAATGTTTAATGAGATTCATCTTCAAGTTTCTCACATTTGAAGATATAGCAATTAATACAGAATAATATTAAAAGCTCCCTACTTTTCGTCATTATGTTAAATAGGTATCACATAATCGTTAGTTTCTTAGGTTTAGTGTTTGTACATGTTAACAAATGACTGATATTAGCATTTACCTGTTCAAAGTGGTAAATGTGTTAATTGTCATTTGTCAGCTGGACTTCAAAGCTTATAAATAAGACTTAAATGCTAAACTAACTAAATACACTCTCATCATCATTTATAGAGGCTTTGAACTCTTATCTATATAGACAGCTGATTTAAAGTGTTTAATATTTTTACAACATCACGGTTGATATAATACTTCTCTTATAAGTAATAAGACATATAATACTATAGAGAGAGATAACAATAAATATCTATTTGCAACTACAGTAATTATGATCTTTGTAGCTATATAAATATATATTCATGTAATAATTATTATAAGTGTGTTAGTACAACTTGATCCTTGTACTTGGCAAATCTGCCTGGATTTTTTACATATATTCTCATGATGTTTAGGTATTATTAGGTTTTTCTTTTAGGATTAATGGTATATATAAAGATGCAACACCAATAATGAAGAGTAACACTGCACTTCCAGTATCTCCTCCTTGTGATGCATAATGTCCTGCTCTAAAGCAGTTAAATGCTACAAATATTGTTAATAGCACTACTAAGATTCTTGTTAGCATGATGTTTTTGTTTTAAGGTGAAAAAATAAAGAGCATGGTTACCTCTTAACGACCGTTTACCCGGTTGACGGTGACTGTTACATATACCACAGACAAGTCAAATACACGGTTCAGGGTTGTCAAACCCAACGGCCATACTTGGACCTAACGTGTACGAAGATAAGCTGACAGGCTACTCTTCTAAGTCTTCTTGCCATTCTTTATAGCACTGTTGACATACATGTACTTCATCACAAGTACAAGTTAGCTCAGGAGATATCTTATAGAGCTCCCAAGCAAATTCTGCATCTTCAAAGAACATTAGCACCAGTCTTTATAAGTGCAAAGAGTTCTCATTGATATATTTGGATACATTAGTTTAATTTCATCTAATGTTCTATCATCAACGTTAACTAATTCAATTTCATAACTTTCATTAGTACTAATATCATTAAAGGTTATAGAACCTAACTTATTAGTCAAGAAGTTCATAATTCCCTGATGAATAAGATCAGCTATATGAAAAGCTTTGAAATGATCTCCTTCTGCTCTATCCATGTATGTATGCGGATATACTTTAATTGTATTTATCATAATGTTGTAGTACAATGCTCTTCAGCTTTAGGTGATTAATAAAATAATACATAATTTATACAGGTATTTGTCTATGTGCCTGTTTTGATATTGCGGGTAATATTATACTACTCTTTATATAGATACATAGAGAGAAGAACATAATACACAATGCAATTATAATTTGAGTGCTTGTTGAGTGCACGTAATTATTATAGCTATATTTATATTATACTGTGTGACTGCTATTATGATAAGCATACAACCAATGATTATGGCTTATATGATGACCTATTAACAACTCAACACACAAATAAATAAAAATAACATATAACATTCACTATATTCTGTATTGTTTTCTAACTGGTATTGTGGTTATTGGTAGCTGGTAGCTGTGCGTAACAGGCGATCTTTCATTATTAATTTAAACCTTTGCGGGTCAAAGCAGCTATACTGCTGCTTCTACCCAATACAGGTTACGTAGTGGCTCGCCTGTTTCAAGGCTTGTCACTGGGTTGTCAGGATTTATTGTTAATCCTGGCATAGCGTCTCCTGGTTTAAGAGATGATTGCATCTTCTGTACCAAGGGATGGTTAGACTTCATGCTAGTTCCCGTTTCAGGGTCTACTAGATTAAGCTGACCATTCAAGACATTGTCTTGGACGCGTAGTGCCATGGCAAAACCTAAGACTTTTAGGTCTTTGCGTTGCCTTGGTTCAGATGTGACGTAAATGGTTACGTTTTTCGTGTTAGCATTTACTCTCATCTTGCTGAAATAAACTTGATTTTTCATGGTAATTAAAAATTTAAATGTTAGACTTATACGGGGTACATACCGCTCAATATTTAGGAGGGGAGCAATATCCTATGTCCCCTAGCCTATGCAATACATAAATAATTATAAGTACCAGGGGGGTCATTATTTTTTGTATAAGAAGGGGGGCTTGTTGTTACAGATCAAAAAAATAATTATATTTGATGTTTTAAATTAGTATATTAATAAGGATGTATTCCTATAACAAATAAAATAACTACTATGAATAATTATGATGATTTTGAAGATTTAGATGACGATGAATTAAGTACTGAAGTAATAAAGAGTTTTTTAGAAAGTAAAGAATTTATAAAAAAAGCTTTTGACAATTCATATGATATTATAACTAAAAAAATAACATTTAAAGATTTAATTAATAATAACATAAAAACATCTAATCCAATTACAATAATTGCACATAATATTGATGAAGAGTTAACTGAAAATATACTTAATGGAATAATTAAATATTATGAAAAAAATGAAGAATATGAAAAATGTGCTGTATTACATAAAATGTTAACTGCAAAGCTTTAAGAATAATATTTTAAACTTATCAAATTTAAACTTTATTTCTTATATTTGTACTTCACATATAAATCAACATGTTATGGTACAGAATGAAACAAATGAAAATGCAAGTCTTACTAAAGAAGAATTAGAAAAACGTAGAGAAGAAATTACAGCTTTTTACAAAACAAACATTGAGCATCTTAAAGTTCAGAAAGAATATGAAGAACTGCTTAGAGATATAGAAAAAGCCAGAGTAGAAAAAATTCAAGCTCAAATGATTTTAGCTCAAATGTATACTGAAGAAAATTCAGATGAAAAATCAGAAGCAGCTAAAGATTTTACAAAAGAAAAATTAAATAACAAATTAAAAATAAAGTAATGGAGTTTTTAAAAGAAGGTTCTAAAGGAGCTGACGTTAAAAAACTCCAAATACTTTTAGGTATTAATCCTGATGGTGTATTTGGACCAAAAACAAAAAAAGCAGTTATTAAATATCAGTTAAATGTTAACTCTAATCCTGATGGTATAGTTAATAATAATTTATGGTCTTTGCTTTTTACAATAAACTCAGAAAAAAATGCTATTGATGAAGACACTGATGTTATGGGTCAATTTTACACCACTAATTATAATCAAATAATTCATAGACATTATTTACCTAAACATGAATACATTAAAGGTCCTATTAAAAATGAATATGTTTTTATTCACCACACTGCTGGATGGGAAAATCCTTATAAGTGTATTGATAGTTGGGGTAGAGATAATCGCGGTCAAATTGCAACTGAGTTTGTTTTAGGTGGTCAAAAAATAACTAACGGTGATGATACTTATGATGGTGTTACTTTACAAGCTTTTCCTGATGGAGGTCAGGGTTGGCACTTAGGTAAAACCGGATCGGGTATTATGAATAGAAAATCCGTAGGTATTGAGCTTTGTAATTTTGGATACTTGAGTAAAGAATTAAAAACATACGTTGGCCAGAAAGCAGCTATATCTCAAATATGCAAATTAAAAGAACCTTTTAAAGGATATACTACTTGGCATAATTATTCTAACAAACAAATTGAAGAATTAGAAAAATGTTTAAGACACATTGGTGAAAGAGATGCTATTGATTTAAGAGTAGGTTTAGTACAATGGATTAAAAAATACGGGCCAACTAAAGCATTTGAATTTCAACAAGAAGCTTATCAAGGTAAAGTTAAAGGATTACTTACACACACTAATGTTAGAAGAGATAAGTTTGATTGTTATCCTAATCCTAAATTAATTGAAATGTTATTAAAATTATAAAAATATGACATTAGTAAATAAAGTAGATAAAAAAATAAAAGTAAGTCTTGATGAAATAATTGAATATCAAATAATTACATATTGTTTTTTTAATAAGTTACAAATTAGCAATGCTGATTTAAAGTGCTTAGCTGAATTAGCTAAACAAAAAGAAATTGAGCTTACAGTATTTTGCAATAACTTAACGGATAAGGGTATTTTTAAAAGCCCTCAGTCAGCTCGTAACTCAATTGCAAAAGCAAGCAAAAAAAATCTAATCATAAAGATTGGAAATAATAAAAAGAAAATCTCTCTCTATACAGGAATAAATGTTCAAACAGAAGGTACTGTATTGTTAGACTATAAAATATTAGGTATTGAGACCAAAGCATTATAAAGAATTTAAAACAGGTATCGCTAATAAAGTAGGAGTTCATCAAGATGTTGTAGATGATTTTGTCGCTTTTTATTATAGCAAGCTAAGAAGCAGTTTATCGAATGTAGAATACCCAAACATATCTGTTTTTGGTTTGGGTATTTTTACATTAAGAAAACAAAAGCTAGATAACGCAATTAAAAAAAATAAAAGCTGTTTAGGTAACCTTGAAAAAAATACTTTTAATGGATATAAAAAACATTTGGGTGTTATAGAAAAGTTAGAATTGCTTGAAAAAGCAAAAACAAAAATGAATGAGCTGCATGAAGAAAGAAAAAACTTTAAAGCCAAAAAGAATGAAAATTAAAAACATACTTGATGCAATTAAAAATATAGATAAGATCTATGAAGGAACTTTTAATACTATTTTTAAAAAAGAGCATATAGAAATTATGGCAACTACAAGAATGGATATTTGTAATAGTTGTGAATTTATTGATAATAAAGGTGATAATTGTTTTGCACCTGGAACACAACCTTGTTGTAGTGATTGCGGATGCAGTCTTAAGTTTAAAGTTAGATCTCCATCATCAGCTTGTCCAAAAGAAAAATGGTTAGCTTTATTAACAGAAGAACAAGAAGAAAAATTAAAATAATGCAAATTAATTACATATACAAAGATAAAATAACCAGTATTATTACTAACCAAGAAGGTTATTGGTGGTACGCAACAATAACATAAATATGAGTGTAATATTTAAAGAAGAAGGTCACGTTTACGAAAGTAATGACCAAGATCAAATAGATTGGACAAGTGTAACATCCTTTATAGGAATGTTTAAACCTAAATTTGATGCAAAAGGTCAAGCTAAAAAATCAGCTAAGAATAAAAATTCTAAATGGTTTGGTATGACTGAAAAAGAAATATTAGCTGCATGGGAATCTGAAACTCAAAGAGCTATCGGTTTAGGTAACTGGTATCACAATCAACGTGAATCAGATTTACTTGATCTTCAAACAATTGGTCGTGAAGGTGTTGAATTACCTATCATAAAACCTTTAGTAAGTGAGGATGGTGTTAAAACAGCACCTGATCAAAAACTAAAAGATGGTGTATATCCAGAACATTTTGTATACTTAAAGTCTTTAGGTATTTGCGGTCAAGCTGACTTAGTTGAAGTTGTTAATGGTGAAATAAACATTACAGATTACAAAACAAACAAAGAAATTAAAGAAAAAGGATTTACTAATTGGGAAGGTATTACTTCTAAAATGTTTAAACCTGTAAATAATTTAGATGATTGTAATTTAAATCATTATAACTTACAACTCAGTATTTATGCGTATATTATTAAAAAGCACAACCCTAAACTAAAAATAGGAAAGCTTGTAGTTCAACATGTTAAATTTCAAACTGTAGGTGAAGATGCTCATGGTTATCCTATTTCTAAAATAGAAAACGGAGAACCTATGATAGAAAAAATTAAAATGTATAATGTACCGTATTTAAAAGATGAAGTTAATAATCTTATAATGTGGTTTAAAGATCATAAAAAATGATAGTAAAGTTATTTGACATACAAAACGGTAAAGTAATACCAACAGAACATTGCTATACTTTAACATTTTTAAAAGATTTAATGCAAGATTATCCTGATACTTATATGTCAATATATCAATACTTATTTTATATGAGTTGCCCTAATCCAGATTTAAACCCATTTTTTAATGTACCTGAACATGAAAAAGAAGATTTAATTATAGAGCAAATAGGATTAGAAGAATCTCCAGAAGATGCTAAAATTAGATACTCAATGGAAATGTGTATTAAGCTTTATGAAACGCCAACTTATAGAGCATACAAAGGAATTAAATCTATGCTTGATAGATTAGCTAGATATATGGAAACTACAGCTATTGAGCATGGTAGAGATGGTAACATTAATTCTATGGTAAATGCAGCAGCTAAATTTGAACAAATACGTAACTCTTATAAAGGAGCTTTTAATGATATGCAACAAGAACAACAAAGTTCAGTAAGAGGTGGCGCTGGATTAGCTTATGATCAAATTTAAAATGTTAGAAAAAAAAGATAACTGGGTATTTTGTTACTGGGATGATTTTGTATTTAATGATAAATTAAAAAATAATAAAGATGAAAAAATTAATAGTAAAACCAATAGGAAAGAAAGTTTTAATAAAAACAGCAGAGCAAAGTAAATTTGTGCCGGGTACAAACATTATAATTCCTGATATGGCTTTAGAAAAAGAATATAAAGGAATTGTTATAGCTGTAGGTAAAGATGTAATGGAAGCGGGAGAAATTAAAGTAGGAGATACTATACAATATGCTGATTTTTGTGTACCAACTCAAATGAAACATAACGGTGAAAAACACTTATTAATTAATATAGGTGATGTTTTTGCCGTAATAGAAGAAGCTTAATGTTTAAAATTATTCCAACGTATGATAATGGTGAATGGGTATCAACAGAGTTTGAAACACAAGAAGATTTTATTACGTTTATAAAATCAATTTTTAAAGAGCCTGGAGAATATCAATTTACAGAAATGTCAAAGTTATTTAATCTACAAGCAAGAAGATTTAATAATGAAGGTGTTTATTGTTTAGCTCCATTTAGATCTAAAGATTTTATTATATATTGGAATGAAGAAAAAGATAAATGCAGAGAAGGGGTCATTTACAAAGATGGACCCCTTACTTGGTATTTAACCCGTGATTATTATATGTGGTTAAACTTTTTACCTATTTATGATAAAGAAGAAAAAAAGTATGGTTTTGCTAAAGTACGTGATGCTCAGTATCATATGGCTTTATATGAGTTATTAGCAGAGTTACATTACAAACATTCAGCTATATTAAAAAAACGTCAAATAGCTTCTTCATATTTTCACATGGGTAAGCTTATTAATACTTATTGGTTTGAAGAAGGTAGTACATGTAAAATAGGAGCTTCATTAAAAGATTACATTAATGATAAAGGATCTTGGAAGTTCTTAGATGAATATAAAACATTTCTTAATGAACATACTGCCTGGTATAGACCAAGTAATCCAGAAAAAGTTTTACTATGGCAACAACAAATTGAAGTTAAAATAGGTAATAGAAAAACATCAAGAGGATTAAAATCTAAAATACAGGGTGCATCTTTTGAAAAAAATGCAACAGCCGGTGTAGGAGGACCAACAACTTATTTCTTTCATGAAGAAGCTGGTATTGCACCTAAGATGATGCAGACATATGAATACTTGCGTCCAGCAATGTCTTCGGGTATGATTACAACAGGTATGTTTATTGCAGCAGGATCTGTGGGGGATTTAAATCAATGTGAACCATTGAAAGATATGGTAATGAATCCAATTAACAATGATATTTACCCTGTAAAAACCAACCTTTTAGATAAAGATGGAACTATTGGTATTTCAGGTTTATTTATACCTGAACAATGGTCAATGCCTCCACATATAGATAAATATGGCAACTCATTAATTGAAGATGCGTTAGAAGCAATTGCTTTAGAAAGAAAAAGATGGAAATCAGAACTTAATGCTGAACAATATCAATTACGTATATCACAAAAACCTACTAACATAGCAGAAGCATTTGCTTATAGAAATGAATCTTTATTTCCTCAAGGTATTATATCCAAACAACTTAAAAAAATTGAAGATAAAGAATATGCTTTTGAGCATATAGAACTTGAAAGAACTAATGAAAGTATTAATGTAAAACGCTCTAATAAATTACCAATTAATAAATTTCCAGTAGATAAAAAAATGCAAGACAAAACAGGATGTCTTGTTGTATGGGAAAGACCCGTAGCTAATCCTGGATTTGGAGCTTATTATGCATCTGTGGATCCCGTATCAGAAGGTAAAACAACTACCTCAGACTCTCTCTGTTCAATCTTTGTCTATAAGAATAGTGTTGAGGTTACTAGAGAAACTTCTAATGGCTTAGAACGCTTTATTGAAGGTGATAAAATTGTAGCTGCTTGGTGCGGTAGATATGATGATATTAATAAAACACATGAACAATTAGAATTAATTATTGAATGGTTTAATGCGTGGACTCTTGTTGAAAATAATATTTCATTATTTATACAACACATGATTGCTAAAAGAAAGCAAAAATATCTTGTACCAAAACAACAAATTCTTTTTCTAAAAGATCTTGGCTCAAACAAAACTGTATATCAAGAATATGGTTGGAAAAATACAGGAACTTTATTTAAACAACATCTTATTTCTTATGCAATTGAATTTTTAAGAGAAGAAATAGATGAAGAAACAGATGTTGATGGTAATATTTTAAGTACAACTTTAGGTATTGAAAGAATACCTGATAAAATGTTACTTACGGAAATGTTAGCTTATTATCCTGGGTTAAACGTAGATAGACTTGTTGCTTTTTCTGCATTAATTGCTTTTGTTAGAATACAACAATCAAACAGAGGTTATTTAAAAAGAACTGAATCTGACGATAATAACTTGGATAAGTCAAAAAATTTGTATAAATTAAAGTATAGTCCGTTTAGTAATATAGGAAAAAGAAAAACTGCAATTGGTGGTCTGAAGATCAAAAGATCAGCATATAAAAATTTTAGATAAGTATGAAAGTATTTAATGCAATGCAATTAAAAAATGGTGCTAAAGCCGAAAGTAGTTATAGTGCTAGCAACAGTTTAACCCAACCCATACAGTTTATTTCCGCTAAAAAAAAAGATGCTAATTGGGCTGCTTGGAATTTGGATTGGTTAGAAGTTCAAGGTATGAATTTCTTAAAACAAAATTCAAGAAAAATGTTAAAAAACTATAAACTTGCAAAAGGTATTATAGATAAAACAGATTATATAGTTGAAGAAGATAATGAATATAAAGATTTAGTTGATGTATTAACTAAAGAAGATGAATCAGCTTTAGAGCTTAAATTCTATCCTATTATTCCAAGTGTAATAAATGTATTATCAGGAGAATTTTCTAAAAGATATTCTAAAGTTCAATTTAGAGCTGTAGATGATTTATCTTATAATGAAATGCTTGAGCAAAAAAGAACACAAATAGAAGAAAATTTATTAGCTGATGCGGCTAATAAAATGATTCTTAACATGTTAGAAATGGGTGCTGACATGGAAGATCCTGAAATTCAAAAAAGACTTGCTCCTGAAAATTTAAAAACTCTTCCTGAAATTGAAGAATTTTTCTCTAAAGATTATAGATCTTTAGTTGAAGAATGGGCCACACATCAAACTACAGTTGATGAAGAAAGATTTAAAATGGCTGAGTTAGAAGAAAGAGGTTTTCGTGATATGCTTATTACAGATAGAGAATTTTGGCATTTTAGAATGATGGAAGATGATTATGATGTTGAATTGTGGAATCCCGTACTTACATTTTATCATAAATCTCCGGATACAAGATATATATCAGAATCAAATTATGTAGGTAAACTTGATTTAATGACGGTTGCTGATGTTATAGATAAGTATGGTTATTTAATGGATGAAAAACAATTACGTTCACTTCAAGAAATACATCCTAAATCAGGAGCTCAATATCAATTAAATGGTTATCAAAATGATGGAGCATACTATGATGCTACCAAATCACATAGTTGGAATACTGATTCACCAAGTTTGTCTTACAGACAGTTTATGAGTAATACACAACATGGTAAAACTTTAGGTGATGATATTTTAAATAAAATTCTTAATGAAGGAGAAGATTTACCAACGTGGGGAGAAAGTTCTTTAATGAGGGTATCAACTATATATTGGAAAACTCAACGTAAAGTAGGACATTTAGTAAAAATAACAGAAGATGGTGAAGTATTTCAAGAAATTATAGATGAAACATATATTATTACTGAAAAACCAATTTATGATACATCATTGTTTAAAAATAAAAATAAAGAAAATCTTTTATATGGTGAACATATAGATTGGATATGGATTAATGAAACATGGGGTGGTGTTAAGTTAGGTCCTAACTTACCAATGACATGGCGCACCGAAGCCTCAGATAATATAAGCCCTATATATTTAGGTATAAATAAGGCACATCCAGGAAGAATACCTTTTCAGTTTAAAGGTGATTCAACTTTATATGGTTGTAAATTACCCGTTGAAGGCAGAGTATTTTCTGATCGTAATACTAGATCTACATCATTAATTGATTTAATGAAATCATTTCAGATTGGTTATAACATGGTAAACAATCAAATTGCAGATATACTTGTTGATGAATTAGGTACAATTATAATGTTTGATCAGAATGCTTTACCTAGACATTCAATGGGAGAAGATTGGGGTAAGGGTAATTATAGTAAAGCATTTGTTGCAATGAAAGATTTTCAAATGTTACCTTTAGATACATCTATAACAAACACTGAAAATGCTACAAACTTTAATCATTATCAAACTCTTAATATGGAGCAAACTGGTAGATTAATGTCTAGAATACAATTAGCTAATTATTTTAAGCAACAAGCATTTGAATCAATAGGTATTAATCCTGAAAGATTAGGTGCTCCAATTGCTCAAGAAACTGCTACTGGTGTAACCCAAGCTTTAAATCAATCCTACGCTCAAACTGAAGTTTACTTTACTCAACATTGCGATCATTTAATGCCAAGAGTTCATCAAATGCGTACTGATTTATCTCAATACTATCACAGCAAAAATCCAAGCATAAGATTATCATATACAAGCAGTGAAGCAGAAAAAGTAAATTTTACAATGAATGGTACCGATTTACTATTAAGAGACTTTAATGTTTTTGCTACAACTAAAACAAATCATAGACAAACTTTAGAACAACTAAAGCAATTAGCAATGCAAAATAATACTTCAGGTGCTAGTATTTACGATTTAGGTAATATTATTAAATCTCATTCTGTTGCTGAAGTAACTGACATACTTAAAGATGCTGAAACTAAACAAAGTGAATTAAGAGAACAAGAAATGCAGCAGCAAAGAGAAATGCAAGAAAAAGAATTACAAGCAAGAACTGAAGAATATCAAATGAAATTGCAAAGTGAGTTAGATGAAAATGAAAAAGAACGTCAGAAAGATATTACAGTTGCTGAAATTAGAGCTGCTGGTTATGGAGCTACAGTTGACATTAATGAAAATAAAGTAAGTGATTATCAAGATGCAATGAAAGATATTAGAAGTAGTAATGAAAGACGTGAAGACTTTAATTTTAAAAGAGAACAAGCATCTATAAAAAATAGCGCTGAAAATTCTAAACTGCAAATTAAAAGAGAAGAGCTTAACGCTAAGAGAGAAATTGCTGACAAACAACTTCAAATAGCAAGAGAAAATAAAAACAAATATGATTTTAAAAATAGCAAAAATGATAAAAAATAATTAATAAAAACATATAAAACTAATGATAGCTATATACTGCAACAAAAGATAAAAATTACTTGCATTTTATAAGTTTATTTAAATAAATAGTTTTATATTATATATGTAAGTATTAATAATTATATAAACCAATAATATAATGGAAACAAAAAACCAAACAAATGTTAGTCAAGTTGAAATTGATTTAGATGAAATGTTTAATCCTGGCGTAGGTGTTGGAAGTGTAACTCTACCAGAAGAACAATCAAAAGCAAAATCAATATTTAGTCCAGTAAAAGAAAAAGCTGATTTTTCATTTACTGATCCTAATGAAGATAGTGATAATGAAGATACTAATGAAGATGAAAATCAAGATGATGAAATTGCAAAACCAGTTATTGAAACAAAAAATAATAAAGAAACAGGAAAAGAATTAATTGATGAATTATTATCTAATGATGAAGAAGATGATCAAGATAATGATGAAGCAAAAAATAAAGAAACAAGAGGAAGAAAAGCTATTACTGGAATAAATGATGTATTTACAAAACTTATTAAAGATGATAAAATTGTTCCTTTTGATGATGATAAAGATTTAGCGGAATATACAGCTAAAGATTGGGAGGAACTAATAGAAGCTAATTTAGAAGAAAGAGCAAATCAAGTTAGAAGAGAAACCCCAAAACAGTTCTTTGAAAGTTTACCGGAAGAACTCCAAATTGCAGCGCGTTATGTAGCAGATGGTGGTCAAGATTTAAAAGGTTTGTTTTCAACACTTGCACAAAGTGAAGAAAAAAAATCATTAGATATCACTAATGAATCACACCAAGAAACAATTATCAAAGACTATTTACAAGCTACAGGTTACGGAAATGCTGAAGAGATTGCAGAAGAAATTGAAATCTGGAAAGACTTAGGAAAGCTTGAACAACAAGCTGCTAAATTTAAACCTAAGTTAGACAAGATGCAAGAAAAAGTTATTGCTAAAAAGTTGGAGGAACAACAAATGAGAAAGCAACAACAAGAACAAGCATCTCATCAATATATGGAGAATGTATATAACACACTTAAAGAAGGTTCTTTAGGAGATGTAAAGCTTGATAAAAAAACACAATCAATGCTTTATAATGGTTTAGTTAAAGCCGATTACCCTTCTGTAAGTGGAAGAAATACAAACTTGTTAGGTCATTTATTAGAAAAGTATCAATTTGTAGAACCAAATTATAATTTGATTTCAGAAGCATTATGGTTGCTTTCTGATCCAGATGGATATAAATCTAAAATTATGGATAAAGGTGCTCAAAAAAGTGTTGAAAGCACTGTAAGAAAACTTAAGACTGAACAAGCTAATGCTGGAGGATCATCACTTGGGGTAGAAGAAAGAGAAAGTGATAACCAACGTTCTAAATCAAACAGAAAAATTCAAAGAAATAATAATATTTTTAAAAGATTTTAGTAAACAATTATATTAACACAAACAAAAACAATTAACAATTATGGCAACTCCTGTATTAAATAATGGAATTTTCCTTAGAGATACTTCTTATAAAGCAAGTTCTCACGTTGATTCTTATCACCTTACCCAAATGCTTGGTTCTGCTGAGCCTATGGATATGGGACCTGTTGATTTGTGGGCAATGACTCAAAAAGTTGAAATGCCCCTTTATCAAATGGCTTCTTTTGGTGGAAAGAACACAATTATGGTAGACAACGCTCGTGGTGAGTACAAATGGCAAACACCAATTGCGCAAGATTTACCTTTCGTAGTAGCAGACATTGAGCCTGCAAACAGTGAAAAAGGTATTGATGGAACTACATTCAAAATTAAGCTTTCTAAAAGAGCTTTTGGACATGGTGATATTATTACTTATGACAAGTACAATGGTTTAGAACTTTACATTACAGCTGATGATATTATCCCTGCTGGTGATGGTTTTATCTATACTGTGCAGTTAGTAAATAACAATAGTGCTTCTACATTAGATAGCGCTTATTTAACATCAGGAACTAAATTCTTTAGAAAAGGTTCTGCCCGTGGAGAATACGGAGAAAGATTTTCTGATATTGAAACTGGTTCTGGTTTCCGTGAATTTTACAACTTTGTAGGAGGAGCTGAAGCACATGTACATTATTCAATATCTAGTCGTGCTGATTTAATGATCAAAGGTGGTTTAAATGCAGATGGTACAGTTCCTGTAACTGAAATCTGGAGAAACTTTGATCAAAACGCTGCTAATCCTTCTGTATCTTCTATTGAAGAATTAGTTGCTGGAATGGGTAAATCTGGAGCGCGTGATGCATTTGAAAGTGGTAAATTATCAAGAACTTTTGTTACTAATCTTGAAGCAGCTCACTTATCTAAAATTGCAAATGATATTGAAACTTACCTTATGTGGGGTAAAGGTGGTAGAGTAAAACAAGATGGTCCAGATGATATTAGATTATCAGTAGGTTTATGGTCACAGTTAGATAACTCTTTTAAAAGGGTATATAACAAGTCTTCATTTACTTTAGATATGTTTAAATCTGAATTATATAACTTCTACCAAGGTAAAGTTGAATTCAAAGGACCGGATCCACAACGTCAATTAGTTGTACAAACTGGTATTGGTGGTATGCAATTAATTAATAAAGCTATTGCTGATGAAGTATATGGTTCTGGTTTAGTTCAGAATGCTTCTGACATTGGTGCTGTTAAAGGTAAAGGTATGGATTTAGATTATGGTTTTGCTTACACAAGCTTTACTATTCCTTTCTTAGCTAATGTTAAGTTTGTATTGAATCCTGCTTTTGATAACTTACATACTAATGATGTTGAGAATCCATTAATTGACGGACGTCCATTAAGTTCTTACAGCTTTATTATCTTTGATATCACTGACGGTGGTAATGATAACATTCACTTATTGAAATTGTCTTGGGATAACCAATTAAAATGGTTCTATCAAAATGGTACCATGGATTATATGGGACGTACTCAAGGGTTCGCTTCATCTGGTAACTTTAATGGATACAGAGTAATGATGTCACAAACAATGCCTGCTATCTGGGTTAAAGATCCAACTAAAGTTCTTAAAATAGTTATGAGAAACCCAATTACCGGCGGATCATTCTAGTATTAAATAATTAAAAAAGGGGATGATTAAATATCTCCCCTTTTTTTTAATTTTAACATTACAAAAAAATAAGAACATGGCACTTAAAAAATTTAAACAAGTTAATGAAGATTCTGTATTAGCAAACGCTACTAAAGCAGAATACGGAATACCAAAATTTGCTCATATTAATGAGCTAGTTACTTACATTAACGCATTGCAAACAACAGTTGAACAATTAGCTGTTAGAGTTACTGCGTTAGAAACACCTTAATAATATATATTATTAAAGTTTGTTATTTAAATCAAATAACTTTTGCTGATTTAAATCAGCATTAGAAATATTAATAATAACCGTACAATATTTTGTACATTTGATTAAACCTAAACAAATTATTAATTAACAAAAACCAAAATAAAAATGAATGATTACACAATTGTAGAAAAGTATCAGCAAAACAAAAGTAAAACTATTGCCATACGTCCATTTTTTAATTCTAATAAGCAAAACATGGGATTAGAAAATTATGGAATGGCACTTCATGACGGAGTATGGCATGAAGAAAACTTAGCTTGCTTAGAACTCAATGGGGTTAAAAGATATGTTACTGGATTAAATGAATTTGCACCAGATGTAAAAATGTTACCTCCTGCAGAAAAAGAAGCTAAGATTAAAGAAATTAGAAAAACTGTTGCTCAATTAGAAGCTGAATTAGCATCTAATGTGCTTGATGTTGAAGATAAAGATTTCTGGAATAAAGTAACTTTACTTAAACCTGATAATGATAAATTTTGGTCAAGAATTAGTTTAAGATGTGGTAATGATCCTGTATTTTTAGATCCAATTAAAGATGCTTATGATTTAGTAAAAATTTATGCTATTAATGCTGGTGGTTTTTCAATTGTTGCTAAATCTTTAAAAGATGCTAAAAAAGCAGTTAATGCACCTAAGTTTTATTTAGATCAATTGGAAGAAACTATTAGTGAAAGAACTCAATATACTAAACTTAGAAATAAAGCTTTAGTAGAGTTACAAAAACTTTATGATAAAAATATTACTAAGTTAATGTATGTAGCTAAGGCTGTTGATATTGATAGCGTTCAATATACTAAATCTACACCTAATGATGTTATTTATGAAAACATGGATGCATTTATTAATGGTGATGGTAATGAGTCTAATAAAAAAAGAGCAGCTCAAGGATTTATTGAAGCGGCCAACTCTTCCATGGAAGATTTAAAAGTTAGAGCTTTAGTAAAAGATGCTTTATATTATAGATTTTTAGTAACAAAAGCTTCTGGTTGGATTGAAACAATATTTAGTTCAGAAAAATTAGGTAAAAGACCGGGTGAAGTTATGGATTATTTAAAAGACCCATCTAATGAAGATACATTATTAAGTTTATTGGCTAAAGTTGAACCTTATTGGAACGCTTAACACATAAAACATGAATAATCAAACTCTACAAATTAAATTAAAACAAAGATTAAACAAATTGGCCAGCAATGACTATGATAACATAGAGTGCTGGCAAATTGTTGAAGCATTTAATAAAGCTCAAACTGAATGGGTAAGAAGACAACTTCATGGTAATAACATGTATCGTGAAGGGGATGAAATGTCTAAAAGAAGAATTGATGATTTACAACCTTTATTAAAAGAAATAAATCTTACGGGTTCTATTACAGATACTTATTTTGAAAGTTCAGGTATTCCAGATAATTATATGGAATATAAAAGAATAAAAGCTTATGCTACAAGTGAATGTTGTTCAGAACCAAGGCTTATGACTGTTTATTTATCAGAAGAAGCTAATGTAGATTTAATTTTTAGAGACCCTTTAAAACGTCCTGATTATGAATGGGGTGAAACTTTTTGTACTTGGATAGGAAACAAAGTTAGAGTTTATAAAACAGATTTTGATATTAAAGATGTAATATTAACATATTACAGACAACCTATACTTATAGAAATAGCAGGTTGTCAAAATCCTTACAATGGAAAAAATACATTAAAAGATATTAATTGCGAATTTAAAAATGATGTTGTTGAAGTATTATTAGATGAAGCAGCATCATTAATTGCGGGAGATATAGAAAATTTTAATCAATATCAAACTAATCAACAAACAGCTGAAAGAAACAATTAATAATGGAAAGAACATTAAAAAAAATGGAACAACCTAAAAGATTATCTAGAAAAACTTATTCAGAAGAATCTGAATTAGAAGATGAAAAAATGGAATCTATGACTTATAAAACAGGTGTTATGGAAAGAACTCCTGAAATGCAAAAGGTTGATAAAATGACAGGAACTTTAGTGCAAGAGTTAATGAATGCTGCTACAAGTTTTCATAGATTACATTTAAGAGTTAAAGGTGAAGGTTCATATGCTCAACACACAGCTTTAAATGAAATATATGATTCTTTACCTGGTTTAGCGGATATTATTGCTGAAGGATATCAAGGTGCTTGCGAAGTTATATTAGAATATACAACACAAGCTCCGATTAATTTACCAGATGTAGAATCTGCTATTGAATATATTAGGGATATTAATTTAAAAATTGCAAACTTACAAAAAGTTATGCCTCATAGTGAAATTGTTAATGAGCTTGATAACACTAAATTAGCAATTAATAGCGCTAAATATAAATTAATATTCTTAGCATAATGAATTATTAAAAATATTTTGTATATTATGTATGTGCATATAGCACAAAAACTTTATTTATAAATTTAAATTTTTTTAAAAATGGCTTATTTTAATCATGCTTTTTATAAAAGCTTTTTAGCAACAGACGCTTCTGCTGCTAACGGAACTAAAACAAGTGCTTTGACTGCAGGTCAATTAGCATTAGTTGATGGTAAAAACTGGACTGCTGTAACTGGAACTTTTCCTGTACCTGGTTTAGCTTACCTTGTTCAAGGTTCTTTGCGTACAAATGATACTATTGGTGGAAACAAAAACCACGGTGGTTACGCAGAATCCATAAAATCTAAAGGGATTAATCCTAAATACTTAACTAGAGTATGGGAATCTAATTGTATATCTGCTACTGCAGCTACAGCTTCTATTGAAGTTGGTCCTCAATGCGCTCCTTGTAATACTTCTCTTTTAATAAGATTAGATGTTAAAGGTGCTCCTGCTTTACGTTTTTTAAATCGTAATGCATATGCTATTGGTGACTCAGCTAATATTTGTTGTGTTGAAGGTCAAGATTTTTTAGATCCAGCATTGGTTATAGCTGAAGCAGCTAAAATGGTTTTAGCTGATCCTATTGTTGCTCCTTTTATCACGGAAGGTGGTGTTGTTGTAACAGTTGATGGTGTTGCTACTACTTATACAATTGCTGAAGTTCTTGATGGAACTTATACGCCATCTCTTGATCCAGTTACTGACGTTGTTTCAGCTAAAGTAACTTTTGTTGGTGCTTATGTTGATACTAAATTTGGAGATTGTTCTTTTGATACACGTGATTACTATGGTAAAGAGCCTGTACAATTAATTGCATCGGTAATGGATGAAACAGGAAACCCATGTAATGATTGTGGTTTATCAACTTCTACTCCTGGTACAATGCAACAAACTTCTGGTGAAACTGTACTTAGACAATTATTGTTAAGTGGAGCTTATGGACAAGATCCTTATCATCAAGGAAATATTGATTCTACGCGTATGCGTGAAATTGAAGGTTCTGATTTAGTTATTGCTGCAGTAGACCGCACAGCTTTATACAAAACTTATTATGTACAACATAGTGTTCCAAGATTAAATAATGCAACTAGCGTGTTTGATAATGATCAATATGTTTATGAAATTTTTGTTAAATGTAGTGATACAGCAACTCAAACTGAAGTTGAAGCATTATTAGCTAAACTTGTTACAGCAGCTAATTCTTCTGGAAATCCAATTGCAATTGAAGATGCTATTGATCAATAGTATTAATAGAATTATAAACACTAAAAGTGAGGGAGTAATCTCTCACTTTTTTTTATTTTAATATGATTAGTTTTTTTTGTATATTGTATATATAAGAATGCAAATATTTATAATTAAATTAAAATGGCAAATAAACATATATTAAGCCTTGAAGTTCCTACAGTTGCAAACTCTGAAATTTTAAGTATAAAAGATACTAGTCAATATGCATCTAATCTTGACATAGATTGTGAAGAATTGCTTATTACTTCTCCTGGATATAATACACCTGTATTAATTAAATTAAATTCTAATTTTAATTTAAATTTAAATGGTTGTTTATTAGGTACGCAAACTCAAAATTGTGGAACTATGAGAACTGCTTTAACAGATGGTATTTACATTATTAAATATAGCGTTGCTCCAACAAATAAAGTTTTTGTTGAATATAATCATTTAAGAACAACAAATTTACTTAAACTTTATTATGAAACTTTATGTCATATAGATGTTACTAGTTGTGAACCTCACAGCGAAAGAAAGGATTTAATTGATGAGATAAAATATATCAGAACAATTATAGATGCTGCTATTGCAAAAACAGAATATTGTAATAGCCCAGGTGAAGGAATGGAATTATATAACCACGCTAAAAAAAGATTACAAAAAATATCTTGTAAAACTATAGGATGTTAACTAATTAAAAACCAATATATTATGAATTGTAAACACTGTAATAAAGGATTTACTTGTGGATGTCAAAAAATAAAAGCTTCTGATGGAACAATAGTTCATAAAACTTGTCTTAAAGAATATGAAGCAAAAGTTGTAACTAAAACAAAATAAAAATGAGTGCAATCACACGTAAAATTATAGAAACTAAAACAAAATTTGCTACAGCTATTTATAAAAACTTTACAGCAATGCGTTTTGGTATGGAACCGTGTTGTATTCTAGATGTAGAATCAGCTACAATAAAAAAAGAATTGTGTGATTGGGATGCTTTAAATTTAAATCTTGTAGCTATATCTGATGTTAACTCGTCTATTGCAAATATTCAAGTTTGTCAAACAGCTTCTGATGCGGGAATTGTTTCTTGGACATCTGCTGACATACAAGAATTAATAAATAGAATTGAAATTCTTGAAGCTGCTAAACCTTTAAGTGGAAGTGATTTAAATTATGTTCATACGCAAGAAGTACCTTTAAGTATTTGGACAATAAATCATAACCTTGGTAAAAATCCTTCTGTCAGAATAGAAGATGCTGAAGGTAATGATATTATAGCAGAAATAAATTATCTTAATATTAATACATTAAATATAATCTTTGTTATACCAATTACTGGTACAGCTTATTTAAATTAAAAAATTTTATAAATAAAAATTATGGCGCTTACTTATCTTTCTGACATAAAAACTTTAAATATTAATATGCTGCAAAATGTATTATCTAATGCGATAATACAACCTTTAACAACTGAAAATAGACCTTCTGAACCTATAGAAGGTCAAATAATGTATAATGAAACATTAAAAGTAATAGAAATTTGGCAAGGTTCGAAGTGGATATCAAGTTATACAAAAGAACAGTCAGATGAATTTATAAATTTTTTAGAAATTAAAATTGATGCTGAAATTCAAAAAAATAATATTCCGCAGCATATAAGTTCTATAGTTGGAGGACCTTCAAATGAATTAGGGTTTGATTCAAATGGAATGGGATTTGGCTCATCAGCAGCTATTAGTTCTGACGGTTCTAAATTAATTGTAGGTAATATATTTGGAAATACAGATCCTGAAGATACTGCAGATAGAGGAAGCGTAACAACGTATGCTTGGAATGGATCTACTTGGATTTTTGTGTGTAGGACATATCCAGAACCTAGTGTTAGTAATGAATCTTATTATGGTATAAGTTGTGCTTTAAATAGAGATGGTACAATAATGGTTGTAGGAGCCGATTATGCAAATTATACGGTACCAAACACTACTGATATTATTACGCAAGCAGGCGCCGTATTTACTTATGATTGGAATAATACAACTAATTCTTGGGATTATAGAGATGTTTTACTGTCACCAGGGTACGGAAATGTAGAAGGACCTCAAACTGAAAGTAGATTTGGTATTGGAGTAGACTTAGATGACTCAGGAACAAAACTTGTAGTTGGAGAGTATTATCGTGATTACTCAACTAATAATATTTCTTATTTTGTAAGAGATTATGCTGAGGCAGGCACAGCTCATTACTTTGTAAAAAACCTAGGAGGTTGGAGTAGAGAACAAACGTTTTTATGTCCACCTGATATTATGGATAACATTGTTTATCATACTACTAAACAGTATTGGCTTGGAGGTCTGGGTCAAGCTGAATCAGATTATTTTAAAAATAGTACAACTAATTTTCCACTAGAAGATCAGCAATATGCTTTACCAAATGGTATTTTGTCTAATTTTGCATCTATGCAACCTAGATTTGGTGCTTCAGTTTCAATAAGTGGAGATGGTACTAAAATTATTATTGGGATGTCTGGTTACGGAGAAGGAACTATTCCTGCAAATTTATCTCAACCAACGCCTGAAGAGTTTTATTTAAACATGAAAAAAACTCAACTTGGTGCTGCATTTTATTATCAACATGACGGTACTAATTTTAAATACAAACAAACTATAACAGCACCTGATAGAAGCTTTAATGATTGGTTTGCTTCAGGTATGGGAATTTCAAATGATGGAAAAACATTAGGAATAGGTTCTTGGACTTGGGAAGAAGGAGATGGTTTAGATGCTTACATAAGACTTTTTGATGGAACTTCCATTTCAGACCCAACTGGATTATACGAAGGGAATAATAAAACAAGAGGAGAGTCTACTGGTCAAGTGTATTTATTTGACTATAACGAAACTACTAATGAATTTGATATTAAAATTCAATTTGGAAATGAAGATCCTGAATACTTTCATAGATTTGGTAGATACGTTGCTCTTGATGAAAGAGCAAATAGAATAATAATTACATCTCATAAAAATGTAGCTACATCATTTCCTACAATTACGCCAGGTAAGGTTCATTTATACACTACAAATGGGGGTTTAAATAATTATTACGATGCTTTTAATAATAGAGGTTTTTACAATCAAGGTAGAAATCTTTATTTAAATGATAACTATGGTAATATAATGTATGCTGTAGAACCTGTAATAGATCCTATACAAACACAACCTACTTTAGATGAACATCACTTGGGTATTAAAAAGCCTTTAATTTTACATGATGGATTAAAAATAAAATCAACAGGAAATGGTGTTTTAGATCAATTACCTTTAGGATTAGAAGGTGTAGGTGTTGTTAGATGGAATGATACTGACGGTACTTTAGACTTAGGGTTAAAAGGAGGTAATGTAACATTACAAATAGGACAAGAGCAAGTCATAAGAGTTGTAAACGGAACAAACTCTAATTTATTAGAATCTCAATATAGAGCAGTTAAAGTTGTAGGTGCTCAAGGTCAAAGATTACAAGTAGATTTAGCTCAAGCTAATTCTGATGCTAATTCAGCAACTACAATAGGTTTAGTCACTGAGGATATAAATAACAATCAAGAAGGCTTTATAACAACTCAAGGAACTATTAATAAAGTAAATACAACTGGTTCATTGCAAGGAGAAACATGGAGCGATGGTGACGTACTTTATTTGTCAGCAGTGACTCCAGGGGTTCTAACAAACGTTAAACCAATTTCACCAAACCATCTTATTATTGTGGGGTTTGTAGAATATGCTCACCAAAATAATGGTAAGATATTTGTTAAAGTGGATAATGGATATGAGTTAGGGGAACTACACGATGTAAATATTGACAATCCTGTCAATAGTCAAATATTAATGTACAACGAAGCAAATAGCAGATGGGAAAACACAAGCGATTTAACGTTTCCAGTAAACATATCAGCTAATAGATATTACAAAACGGGAGCGTCTGTAGTATATTATATAGATTTAGATGGCATTTCTCAAGTAAATCATTTAAAATGTTTTTCAACTTTATCTTTTGGCGCATATATTGCAGGTGTTAAAGGCGTTATACTTGAAGGATATGTAACACATTCCATTATTAGAAATGACTCGGACAGACTTGACTTTTTTATGGGTAATTCGTCTGGTGGTGTAGGTAATATAATGTCATTAAATAAAAACGGAAGAGTGGGTATAGGAACAACTAATCCAGGCGCGACTTTAGATGTTCAAGGGGGCATATTTGCGAGAGATAGTGTTTTTTTTGGCTCTTTAGGGAGTAGTCAAACTCCTGAGGTTACTGTTAGACTAAACGCTACTAACGATTTAGTTTTTAGTGATGTTCCAGGAGGTGGTAAAAAAATTATATTTTCTAATAGCGGTGGAGTAAATGTTAAAAAAGATGTAGAGATTGAAGATATTGCAAGTGGTATTATAATTAAATCTCCAAATGGAACACGACACAGAATTACAGTTGCAGATAATGGAACGTTAGTTACAAATGCTGTTTTTTAAATAATTAAAAATAAAAATAATGATAACATATAAATGGACAATACCAGCGGTAGAAAAACAATTTATTTTGAAAGGACTTGCAGATGTAATTACAGAAGTTCATTGGAGATATATTGGAAAAGATGAAAATGGAATAACAGGTCAAGTTTATGGTTCTCAAAAACTTAATGAACCTAATTATGAATCATTTACGCCATACTCTGAAATATCAGAAGAAGAGGTTATTAAATGGCTTGAATCTAATATTGATGTCGAGGATATTAAAAAAAGTGTTATATCACAAATAGAGTCTATTACAAATCCTTCAAAAGAAACATCTTCTCCGCCATGGTCTGTATGAGCTTAATAGTAATAATTTAATTAAACTACTTGTTTGATTATAAAAACTTTTGTATATTATAGTATATACTAATAGAATCAATTAGTTGTAAAATAAAATATTTATGATACCAACAAATACAGGAAGCATAAATCCATGCTCAAATATATCTTCAAATTGTGTTGTTTGGCAAGGTCCTGATATTCCTTGTATAAATCTATGTAACGGTGACACAATAAGCGATGTTATTGCTAAACTTGCAGAAGAGCTTTGTTTAATAATAAATAGTACTGCAACTGAACCAAATCTTACAGGTTTGGATTTATTTTGTGTATTACCAGATGGTCAAACTGAACCTAGCACATTAGAAGAAATATTACAACTTATAATTGATTACGTATGTAACATAACACAAACAGCAGCAGCGGATCCTATTAATATAACATTAGCTGAATGTCTTAAATATAATGATAATCTTGGTAATTTAGTAACTGTATTACCTATTGAAGAATTTTCTATATTACTAGGTAATAAAATATGCAACATATTAAGCACAATTACTTTAATTCAAACTACACTAGATGATCATGAAGCTAGACTTATTGTATTAGAAAATTGCGTATTACCATGTTCTGCTAATAACGTTAATGAAGCTCAAGTTTTATCTTCTTGTTTAATACCTGGAGGTACATTAATTAATGCTTCTACATTATTATTAGAGATTGAAAGAGTACATTGTAATTTAGAATCTGCTGTAGGATCACCTTCACTTATAACAACAGCTATAAACGCACAGTGTATTTTAGGAAGTGATAATATGTTAAATGGCAATTCAACTTATTCTTCCATACCTGGTTGGGTTACAAATACTAATACATTAGCTGAATCAAATAAAAATTTATGGCTTGTTGTATGCGATATGTATCAAGCTATTCAAGATATTAAATTAAATTGTTGTCCTGGAGCTTGTGATTCAATAGTGTATAACTATACAGCATCTGTTGTTAAAGATAATTTGGAAATACCAACTAATGTTGCATTAAATTTTAATACAGCGATTACTTCTTCGGGATATACAGATTGCGGAGGTAGTACAAATGCTATAGTAACAGATGTAAATGGATTAACTTCTTCAAGTGTATTTAATTTTAATGCTGTAGCTGGTACAGCAACTTCTGTTAATGTACCTTTAACTAATTTAAATGTTTTTGATAATTTAAATGTTAGTATTGCTTTTTGTTTAACTGACGGTGTAAATGAATGTAAAGAAACAATTAATAAAACTATAAATTTAACCGTACCATGTCCAAGCAATATTGCAGCTACTAATATTGAACCTGATGGTGTAACTGTAACTTTTAATAATAATCTTGGTAATACAGCATCTTATATAATTAAATTAATAAATGTTGCTACAAATGCTGTAACTGCAACAAGAAATGTTACAGCACCTGGAACAAATATATCGGAAATATTTACTGGTCTTATAGATCTAACTGATTATGCTATTAGAGTAACAACACAAATAAACGGTAAAGAATCTGTTTGTTCAGATGTTTTATTTACAACAACTAATTTTCAATGTCTTGAATGGCAATCTGCTCCTTATGATACTAGTATTACATACAGTTATATTGATTGTAATGGAATTCAGCAAAATAGAACAGAGACATGTTCATCTCCAATTTGTAGTACAACAATATGTGGTCGATCAATTATTAGTAGTACTGAAACTTTTAGTTTAACGGGTGGTCCTTGTCCTGCAAATTAATAAAATAATAAATAAATTAAAATGGCTTGTAATAATTGTAATAGTTCAAATAACCCTTGTGGATGTAAAGACACAACATTAACTACACCGTGTAGTTATACTCAATGTGGTGTTGGTAATGAAAGATGTGACGATGTCCAATGTGCTGAATGTGTTAGTTATTGTGGTACATCATTTCAAATTGAATCACCTGGAGGTATTTTAAAAGTAGAATCAGGAGAAAGACTTGACCAAATAATTCAAAAATTTGCATTAATAATTACAAAGGGTTTAGGTGCTTGTACTGCAGATAATGTGCATCATGCTCCTTATAATTTATATGCTGAAACAATTACTAATACTACAACATCAATTACATGGAATGGTATTTCATCAATTAGTATTGGCGTAAATGTTTTTTATGATACGGTAATTTCACCATCTGGATGGATTCAAGCAAATACATCTTTATTAATACCAACAGTTTCTGATTTTACTATTACAGAATTAAATCCAGATACTGAATATAAAATAAAATTACAATCAACAACAGGTAACGGAACATGCGATACCTTAGAGATTCTTATTAAAACATTAATATAACAACAAAAAAGTAGTGGTTTGTTGGTTTTCTACTACTGACGTTGGAAGAAGGTCTCTACAGAGGCCTTCTTTTTTATTAAATATTTTTTGTTATATTTGATGTATTTATAAACTTTTGTAATTAACTTATTATGAATAATTTAACAAAACAAATAATTGAAAGTTTAAGATGGAAAAAAGATCCCTCTTATTCTGCTAAAAGATTAGGTATATCTCAAGAGTATTATATAAAATTAAAAAAACAAGTTCTTGCTGATAGAAAAAACAATAAGAAAAAAGATAAGTTTTTTACCAAAGCTGCTGAACATTCACAAATAGCAGAATCAGTAAACTTAGATAAAGGAGAAAAAACTGTTTCTGGTACATTTACAAATGAACCAAAAAATTCAGAAGAAATTATATCTTTACTTAAAATTGATACAAAAGAATGGAAATTGTCTCAATACTGGAACAAACAAATGGGAGATCATTGGAGAGTTTCAGCATTAGTAACTAAATTAAAAAATACAGATACAGACAATTTAAAAAAATTATTAGAAAGCTGGAAACCTAAAACATATAAATTACCAAAAACAAATATTAGCAATTTAAAAAAATTACAAAAAGTTTGTGGTATAATTTCTTTACAGGACATACATTTTGGCAAACAAGGTAATGAAACAATTGATAAAGACTTTGAAGATACCATAATAGATTTGTTAGGTAGAGCTGATAAAATTTATTATATAGAAACAATGTATTTTGTTGTCGGTGGTGACTTAATTAATATGGACACATTTACAGGAACTACAACAAGCGGCACACCTTTAGATAATTGCATGAGTGCAACAGAAGCTTACAAACAAGCATTTGATGCAATGCATTGGGCCATTGGATACATTAAAAATTTTTGTAAAAATTTAGTTGTTGTTTATGTTCCGGGTAACCATGATAGATTATCATCATTTCATTTAGCGCATGCTTTATCTAAATCAATTGAATCAGATGAAATTATATGGGATGTAAAATATGAAGAAAGAAAAGTGCATGTATGGCATAATAATTTTAATGCATTTGAACACGGAGATAAATCTTCTAAAAATAATCCTTTGATTTATGCATCTGAATATCCTAAACAATGGGGTAATACAACTAATAGAACATTGTATAAAGGTCATATTCACACAGATAGAAAAGTAGAATATATGACGTCTAATGAAACAGCTGGATTTGTAGAAAAAACACTTCCTAGTTTAGGTAAAACGGATTATTATCATTACAGTAATAAATATGTTGGTAACAAAAGATCAGGTAAATTAGAGCTGCAAGATCCCATTAAAGGTAACATATGTGAGTTAACTTATCAAGCACTATAAAAGTTCAACGTATAAACTTTCATAAGTGCTCTTTTTTTTGTAAATTAATAATATAATAGTATGAATAATAATTTTAAAAAGCCTGATTTAAATGCGCCTAGATATAGGAAAAAAATATTAAGCTTTCTGAACAAAAAAACATTTAAGGAATTTAAAGACAAAAAACCATTATATGCAAATATTAATAATAGCAAATTAAAAGAAATAATTAAGCTATACAATAAAGCATTATGGGAAGGTGTCATAAAACATAGAGAAGGTGTAGAACTACCTGATTCTTTAGGTTATTTATTTATAGGCACATGCCCACCAGCAAAATCTATAAATGTTGATTATTCAAAATCTAATGAATACGGTAAAGTATTAAGAAATAAAAACTGGGAAACAGACGGCAACATATGTAAAATATTTTATACTAATTGGTCAACAAAGTATAGATTTAAAAACAGAGAGCTTTGGTCTTTCACAGCAGGAAGAGAATTTAAAAGAACAGTGTCTAAAGAATATTTAAAAAATTGGACTAAATATTTAAAGATGCAGACTAAAATAAAAGTTTCACAACTGTATGACTCTGATCCTCTTAATACTAAAGAAGCGTTAAAGAACTATGATGAATTTAAAATATAAACATCATGACAACAATAGGAGAAGTTATATCAAGAATAAGAGGTCAAGTAAAAGCTGAAGTACAAGATGCTTTTGTAACAGACAGATATGTATATAGTTTGATACAAAAGTTTTCTCAATTATTAATGAGAAGGCAAGACAACGCTAACAAATTAATGAAATTTAATTCAGTTTGGCAAACTTTACCGTTTATTGAATTAATAGAAGTAGATAAAGTAGAAGCTACTTGTACTGGAATAAAAAGCGGTTGTATAATAAAAAGAACTAAAGATAAACTACCTCACATGATTGAAGGTTATTGGGGTCCATTAATCAGGACAGTAAGTTCTATAGATGGATCTACAGAATTACAACCTACGCATCCTGGCACTTATACTTCTATGAGTAATACTACATCTTTTAGATATAACAAAACAAAATATTTTTGGTATCTTAATGGTTATCTTTATTTTCCTAATATAGAATGGGATGCAATTAAATTAGAAGGTGTATTTAATGGTGATATTTCAAAATGGACTTCTGAAAAAGATGAATGTATACCAAGATACTTACAAAAAATAAATATACCTGAAGCATTATTTGCTGAAATAGAACAACAAGTTATGCTTGTTATGACTAACACTTTAAGTATACCGGCTGAAGATTCAGATAACAAAATTAATTTACATAGATAATGAGCGTATCACATAAATATAGAACTTTTAATCAATTATTAAATGATGTAACGATTGATTTTTCTAGCTATGCTCTTGAGGGTATGATAGAACCTGGACAACTTATTAAAGTTGCAACAAGAGTAAATTATGATTTAGGTTTAAAAATTAATAGAACTAAACAAGTTGTTTTAGATATTGAGCATAATAAAGCTAGACTACCCCATGATTTTGCTTATTTAAATTATGCTTTTATTTGTAACGAATATACTATTGAAACAAAAATGCCTTCCGGTACACATGTTGAAACTGTAGATGTTAATTATGTTCCTGATCCGGGTATGACCGGACCATGTGAAGATTCTAAATGTAATGATGTTTGTGTTTTAACAGCTTGCGGTGATTCGGAATATAAACTTGTTCAAAAAGTTGGAACTAGTCAATACAGATCTTATAGTACATTTGAACCTTTAACGATAACAACTATTAATGATGCAACATGTGATTGTCCAAATATAAATACAAGATCTCAAAATCTTGCTGAAATTAAAGACGGTTTTATAAAAACTAATTTTACTTCAGGAAAAGTATATTTAAATTTTCAAGGAGCAATGGAAGATAATGAAGGTAATCTTCTTGTATTAGATCATCCTTATTGTAATGAATATTATGAGTATGCTTTAAAGCAAAGAATACTTGAAAATATGATGTTTGCTGGTGAGAATGTAAGTAACCAAATGGGACTAATAGAACAAAGACTTAGAGCTTCTAGAAATAATGCATTAAGTTTTATTAATACACCTGACTTTGCTGAATTAAAAAAAATGTGGGAAGTAAATAGAAAAGCTCAATACCACAATTATTATAACATGTTTAAAAGCACACCTACAATAAGATAATATCATGGCAAAACAAAATGAACCATCTGTGCAAAATACATCAAGTATAGACTCTAGAATTTTTATTAAAGGTATGATGAAAGATATGTCATCTTCTTATCAACCAAAAGAAGCTTGGTCTCATGCTCGTAATGCTGCAAATAATTCTGTAGATGGTGATACTGGTCTTATAGGAAATGAACCTTCAAATTTAGAATGTGCTAAAGTGCCTTATACAATTATAGGTGCTATACATACTTATTCTGATCAATGGGTCTTATATTCTACAGATAATATAAACTCTGAGATAGGATTATTTGATGATAGTAAATGTGAGTATACAACTCTTGTTAATGATCCTTGTTTAAACTTTAATAAAAAACATTTAATTGTTGGAGCAGCAAAAGAAAATTTTGATTGCTCTTGGCAAACATATTGGGATGATGGTAATAATCCATCAAGAACTCTTAATTTAAATGATATACCATGGAAACAAATAATAACTTCAAAACCTGGAGCTGATTGTCTTATTTATGAAAATACAAATGAATTAGATTGTGAAAAAATAAGATTGGCCCCATTGGTTGATACGCCGTGTATTAAATTAAATAAAGGTGAAAGTGGTGGTCAATTAAGAAACGGATCATATCAAGTTTTTGTTGCTTATACTGTAAATAATCAAAAAGTTACAGATTACATTGGTGTATCAAATGTTCAATCTTTATTTGATCATTCAGGAACTTCAGGTTCTTTACGTATTACAATATCAAATTTAGATAAGCAATTTGATTATTATGAACTTGTAATTCTTTCTAATAATCAACAAAATACTGTAGCTAAAAAAATAGGATTATATAGCACAGAACAAATGGATATTGAAATTGATTATATAGATCAATCATTAATTAGTATACCATTAGAAATAATTCCTTTAAGATCACCTGCTTATGAAAAATCAGATACAATGTATGTTGTAAATGATTGGTTAATAAGACAAGGTCCTGTAGAACAATTTGATTTTAATTATCAACCATTAGCAAATCAAATTAAAGCTAAATGGGTTGTTGCCGAGTATCCTGCTTCTTATTATTATAAAGGAGGTAATAAAACAGGATTTATGAGAGATGAGCAGTATGCTTTTTTTATTAGATGGATTTATAATACAGGTGAAAGATCTAGTTCATATCATATTCCAGGTAGAGCACCTAAAACCAATGGATTAAATCAATTTGGTCAAGTAATAAATGAAATTGCTATTAGTGGCGGATTAAATTCTTTAGCTAATGATGAAATGAATTTTGAAATTTATAATACAGCAACTGTTACAAATAGTAATTTATCTATACCAACAGAAGATAACGGTATTATAATAGCTAAGGGTGATATGGCTTATTGGGAGTCTACTGAAAAATATCCAGCAACTAGACCTGATATATGGGACAATTTATGCGGTAAAAATATTAGACATCATAAAATGCCTACTGAAGAAATAGGATCTCAATTACAAATATCTTCTACAAATGGAACAACAATAAGAGTATTAGGTGTTGAATTTGAAAATATATCTCCACCTTTAGATAATAATGGAAACATTATAACTAACATTGTTGGTTATGAAATATTAAGAGGTTCAAGAGAAGGTCATAAATCTATTCTTGCAAAAGGTATATTTAAAAATATGCGTGAATATAATATACCTGAAGGTGGCCAAACTTTAGGTAATAGTAAAGGTTTATATCCTAACTATCCTTATAATGATTTAAGACCTGACGTTTATTTTCATGACGGTAAACAAAACAGTGATCATAGAACAGATGGTTGTGATACATTTACTCAATCTAAAGTTTCATTTAAACCATTAACGGGGTATAAAAAAGATTATTTTACATTTCATTCTCCAGAGTTAATGTTTAGAAGACCTTTTTTAAATGCTTATGAAACAAGAGTTTACGGAGATCTTGACGGTAGTGCTATAGGTCATTTTATTAAATCAGAAAATCATCCTCAAAATAAATTATTAAGAAACGGAGGTGCTTTAATTGCTGGATTATTTGGTGTTGGATATGCTATTAGTAGAGTTAAAGGTAATCAATCTTATGGTCTTGAAGGATTATCTCAACATACAGATCCAAACATAGCTGTTGGAGGTACATCTTTTTCAATTCCAGGTCTGAAATTAGCATCTTCTGTAACTGCAGCTGCAGCTGCAATAGAAGCCTCTTTGATTACATATGGTATTTTTGAACTTTTATTAGATGATTTAGCTTCTTTTGCTTCATTATACTCAGGTGGTAAATTAGCTAATCAACTTAATCTTAGAATAAATAATGAAGCAAACTTACTTGCAAGTGGAGTACCCGGTATTAATAGCGGCAAGTATTATGAAACTTATAACGTTACACATCCTTCTGGAGCATTACCTAAAGTTATAAGTACTTTTTTAGGACTAGTTATTGCAAAAACAAATATTGCAACAGGCGCTCAAGAAATAATAGATTTATTTTATAATCTTGTTAGTGAAGAAGATTTTGCTTTTAAACACAATTCACATGGTTTTTATAATAATTTTACACTTAGAAATAGTAATTTAACATTTAGAACTAAAAATTTAAATTCTAATTACATAGGAAGTTCATTTCAAGAATTTGAGGGTTATAAAATAAATAATTTATTTAGACCAATGACTGTTTTAGTTGCTACTGAAAATGAATTAGAAAATCCTTTAGTTGTTGATAAATCAAGATATACAATTGGTGGTGATACGGTTAATGATTATGGAAATACTTATATAAAAAATCCGGAACAAGAACAATCAAGATCTATTTCTGCAATATATGGGGCATTAAAATATAATTTTAAAAATCAATACGGTCAATTAGATGGCGTTAAACAAATTCAAATGAGAGGTTGTTTAGAGTTAGTTGATATTAAAATACCACAAGAAAAATTTAAATCTAAACCTATATTTGCTGGTGATGTTTATATTAATAGATACACTGAAAAAACAATAATGCCAATTTTTGCTGACTTTTTAAATGGTCAACCTAATCAATATTCTTATGATTATTTACAAAGAATAAATATACCTTATCCAAGATTTTGGATGGATACACGTAAATATGATACAACACAATTAGCAGATGAAATTGTAACTTTGGGTTTTGCAAATACTAAAAACGCTTTACCAAATGATTTATTTTATTTAGATAGAGGTTCTAATAGTTGCGCATCAGGTATGGGAGCCGTGTTTAACAGCAGTGACCCTAATCCTGCTTTTGCAATGAGATATGCCTATATGTATACTCACGTTAATGGCGTACAAGATTTCTTTGTTGAATCTGAATATAATTTAGCACAAAGAGATTGGGATGATGAAACAAAAGGTAGACATTATGATAATTATCAGTACACTAACGTTGATGATTTATTTCATGCAGACATAATTAAAGAAGGTAATTTTTATAAATATGATTTGTCATTAAGCATTGATAAAATGATAACTCAAGTTAGTTCTTTTGGTAATGTCCAAGAAAGAGATTATGATCCTTTAATTGCAGAAAACTGTTACCAGTATTATCCTAAAAGATTAATTTATTCTTTACAAGCACAAAGAGAAGCTAAGAAAGATTTTTGGAGAGTATTTTTACCTAACAATTATAAAGATTTTAAAAATAGAGTTAATGTAATCAAACCTATAAATAAAAACGGAGCAATTATATTTTTTCCATATCAATCTCCTCAAATGTTTCAAGGAATTGATCAACTACAAACAGATTTAGGCACTAAGCTTACTATTGGGGATGGTGGTTTATTTAGTCAACCATTTCAAAATATTGTAAATTCAGATCTTTCAAATGAATACGGTTCATCTGAAAACGCCCGTTCTGTTGTAAGTACACCAATGGGTGTGTTTTATATATCTCAAGCTCAAGGTAAAATATTTCATTACACAGGTCAATTAGAAAATATTGCTAATTCCGGTATGAAAGCTTGGTTTAACAAATATTTACCATCAACTCTTATAAGACAATATCGTGATTTAGAATTTAGTAAATTAGCTGATAACCCTGTAATAGGTATTGGATGTCAAACTATATATGATGCAAATGATGATGTAGTTTATTTTATGAAAAAAGATTATTCTGTAAAAGAAGAATTTTTAAATAATATATCTTTTGAAAATGATGAATTTGTAATAAGATCAAAACCAAATTCTAGACCTATACCTTTAAAAATTGGAAATCCTCTTTATTTTAATAACGCATCTTGGACTGTATCGTACGATCCTAAATCTAAAGCTTGGATATCATTTCATGATTGGTTTCCTGAGTTAGTATTACCTAGTATTAATCATTTTCTTACAACTCAAACAACTATATCTGATACATTTTATTGCCCTGATGGTTATAACTTTAATTCTCTTACAAATCAATGTGAAAAAGTATATCAAGAAACAACTAAAGCATCTGTTTTAATTGATGAAATAAGCACTGATAATAATTCAAACTGTCTTATAGATATTATTTTTGCTGTTGATGTTTCAGGTAGTACTGGAGGTGCTGCTGGTGCTATTGGTGCAGCAGAAAGAGCTCTTGTTCAAGGTGTTTTAAATAACACATCTATTGCTTCTGGAATGGCAGCAGGTAAAATTCAAGTTGGTTTTACAATGTGGGGTTCATCCCAACTATCAATGAATCCTTTAGGTTTTAGTATGAGTAATACAATTACACCATCGGAAGTAGATATTTGGTTTACATCTACATGGTTAGGTGGTGGAACAAGTATTGAACCAGCTTTAATTCATGCTCAAACAATATTAAATAATAAAACAATTTCTCAGTTAGGTGATAGAACAAGTAACAATAACTTTAGACAATATATATTATTTGTAACAGATACTTCAACAGCTCCTTCAACAAATGTAGGTTGTCCTTATCAATCATCTTTGTTAGGTGGTAGTGCAATAAGCTATCAATATATAATTGCTTTATTTGCAGGAGCAACAAACCCTGTTCCATATGACCAAGGAGTATTATCAAATATAAGCTGTAATAATTCAGCTTATGAATTTGGTATAGCTGCAAATCAACCAAATACAATTACTGCTGTAGCAGATGCTGTATCTGCACAAGCTTGTTTATCATGCCCTAATGGATATGAATTAATATATTCAGATGTTAATGGTAATTATACTTTAGAAACAGGTTCTTATGATTCTAATTTTCCTCCTATTTGTAGAAAGATAGAATGTAATTGTCCACCGGCTCAATTTTCTGGTTCTGTAACTACAGAGTCAGGTGAATGTGATGATTTATATTTAGTTGGTGATTTATCTTATGTAAATCCAAATCCATTATTGTGTTCATATTTTGGTTTATTATCTACACCAGCAAATAATGAAGAAAGTCGTATATGGAGACATAATGTTAGATGTGATTCATTTGCTAATTTTTATGGTATTGATTATCCTTGGGAAGTTGAGTTAATTGAAAATACAGGTCAAAATGTTACAACTTTAAGAAGTATTGAATATCAATTAGAATCTTATGTTTATAAAGGTGATCTTTATAATGGCTGTGCTGATGATAGATGGCATGATTTAGATTTTAACTTTGATGAATCTATTATATATAATTCAGAACAAGTATCAGGTTTATTAAAATTAGAACTTAATCCTAAAGAAGATCCTTATGGTATGTTGCAATATCCTATAATTGGAACTAATGACATTAGAATATTATATTCTAAAGAAGAACAAAAATATAGATTTAATCAATTTTGGGATACAACTAGAGATAGAGGTGAATTTACTAATTTTGAACAAAGTATTTTTATTACACAACTTAATGGATACATTAGAGATTTAAATGCTTTTAATTTAAACTATAAAAAAGAATCTTTACAACATAAAAAGTTTAGACATTATTACAACAAAGTTATTTTAAGAAGAAATGTCTCTGGAAATAGAAAAATGCTACTTAAATTAGCAAATACAAAATTAAACATGTCCTTTAGATAATGAAAAAAAAATTTAGTTATAAACAAAGTTTAGGTTTACCGGGTGGGCCAAATGAATATATTACACATGTATCTGGTATGTTTAGTATTGATGGATATAAAAGAAATAGCCCTGATGTAAACAATCCATATAATATTATACCATCTGGAAATATTACAATGGAAGATGTAGATTTTCCTGTTATGGGGACAGATAATTTAGGTAATAGTCAAATAATGACACCAGGTAATAATTATCAGTTTCCCGGTGATCAAGTGTTTGAAGTGCCAATGGCTAAATATGGAGGAGGTCTTTTAACTAAAACAATGAAGTGTAATAGCTGTGGTTGGTCTTGGAAAGCAGCAGATGGTGGTAATGATGTATCTACATGCCATAAGTGTGGTGGTAGCGCATTACCTAAAGCACAAGTTGGTGGACAAACTGTATCTAAAGAAGATGAGAAAGCTGTTTGGGATTATATTAAAAATCTTGAGGGATATGAAAATATAAATAAGTTAGATAAAAAAACATTATCACACTTAAAAGAGTACTCAAAAAAATTAGCTGGCTATCACAATGATCATAAGATATCTTCTGAGGGAAAACCTTATGAAAAAAATAAACTTGATAGCATAAAAGAAATTTCTTTCAGAAGACTGCTACAACTTAGTGGTATGAGTGGTAATCCTAAAGTTTATGTAAACGCAGATGGTCCAACAGGTTATTACAATCCTCTTACCAATAATATAAATATAAGGTCTTTAGGAAGTGTATTGCCTGAAATGGCACATGCCTATAAAGAAAATTTTGAAGGTAGTAGTACTGTCACTGACTTTTTAAAATCTTATAAAGAAAAACCTTTTATGTCCAAAGAAGGGCAACAAGAAAACTATGATACACCAGGACAATTAGAATTTGATACACACAGAATAGTAGAACCTTTACTAAGAGAATTTGCTAGAGGTAATGTTGATAAACAAGATATTCCTGTACTAATTAGCACACTTAGAAATTTTGAAAAAACAAATAAAAAAGAATTAGGAGGTACTGTTAGTACTAATTGTGGAGGGCCTGGACAACCACCATGCCCTGAAGAAACAGTTTCTAAAGAAGATGAAAAAGCTGTATTAGATTATATTCAATTAATGAATATGCAATCTAAGCCAAAAGGTTCTATAAGAGCCTCAGACCCTAAACAAGGTCGGTTAGATAAAACTTTAGAAGTAGCATTAAACCCTATGACTGCTATGGGTTATATGGCAAGAAATAAAAACTTACCTGATAATTTTTCAAGAGGACCTAGAAATGCTTTAGATTATGCTGTAGATATAATTAATCCTGTTCAGTATGTTAACGATGCTAAAAATGTTGCTCAAGGTGCTTACAATAGAGATGGGATGCAAGTTTTAGAGGGTGCTGCTGGTGTAGCTCCAATTGGTATGCTAGGAGATAGTGCAAAAAAGTTAACCAAAAATTTAAAAGGCAAAAACAAACTTAATCCTAATTTAATTAATATACCTAAAGTACCTAAATTTAAATCAGAACTAAATTGGGGTAAGTGGAATAAAGAAATACCAGAAAATAAATCTTTACTGCAAGAGTATAATGCTATTGAACAACAAGCTAAAGCAAATGGTACTTGGATGAAAAATCCTGATGGATCTGACTATAAAGGACCACCTGAGTTTTTTATACAGCAACAGAGTGTTAATTTTAAAAAAGCTTTTCCTAATGGTTACTATGATACATACCGAGGAGCACATTCGCAGAATAGATATTTAATAGACCCTAATACAGATTTTAGAGCTGTATTTACAGCAAATAAAGAGTTAGCTGAAAATTATGCAGATGACTACTATAAATATGCCAAAACTAAAAAACCATTTACTGTAAACAGTATTGATAATAGCCCAGCTCTTAGTCAAACTGATGAAGTAGAAGGTATTCATGAACTTATTGGTAAAATATCTAAAAACTCTGCTGAAACTACTGGACAAGGAGAGGCATGGGAGTCTTTAGGGTTTGTAGATAATGCAGACGAGATAACTCTAGAAAACTTACAAAACCAAGTAGATTACTTTAGGAAAAAAGTATCAAGAAATAAGCTTAGGGGCGATAATAGTGAGTTTTCTAAAAGGGCTTTGAGTAAACTAAATAATCTTGAAAAGGAGTTAGAAGTACAGTTAGATAATATGAAAAATCCAATATTAATGAAGATGAAAAAAGATCTTAAAAAAGATATTGGACAAGGAGTGAAAACTGTAGATGTTGCTAAATATATAGAAGATAATAATATTGATTATGTTAAACTTAAAAACATAAATGATAATGGTATTGGAGATGTTTTGATAAATCATCAAAAACCAGGTAATTATTTAAAATCTAAATGGGGTAATAACGGAATGTTTGATATGACTAATCCTAATATTTATAAAGCAGTTGTTCCAACAATATTGGGTGCAGGTGCGGCAGCTCAATCACAAAATCAAAAACAATTTGGAGGAAATATTCCTAAAGCACAAAATGAAACTACTGTAGAATATATTTTTCCTATGACAAAAGAACAAGAGCAACATTATTCTTTTGGTACTATTGGAAACAACCCATATAAATCTGTAGACTTTGATGGAGTATCTAACGCAATTAGAAATGTAGAAAGCTTAAATGGTAAATTAATGTGGAACCCAGAATCTACAGCTACAGGATTATTTGGACAAAGATTCAGTGAAATAAAAAATGATTATAAAGGAACCAGAAAAGAATTTGCTAAAGATACTATTGCACAAAAACAATTTTTTAAAGATAGATTTTATAATGGATTAAAATCTAGTAAAACTACTTCTTTACAAAAAGATGCAAATGATTTGTATAAAGATTATTCTCCTCAATTTAAAAATTTTGAATATTCAAAAGAAGATATTGCTGTTCTTTCTAATTTTTTAGGAAGACAAGGAACAAGAAATTATTTAGGAGAACATGTAAGAGATGGTAAACCTTTAGAAAAAGTTTTTCCTAATTTATATGGTAAAAATGCAAATCAAACTAATAAAACCCCAGAAGAATATTTAAAAAAAGCTAGAGAATATTATCAACAAGGAGGTGAATTAAAAAAAGATGAAAATTATTTAATACAAAAAGGAGATAGTTTAAGTAAAATAAGTCAAAGAACAGGTATTAGTGTAGATCAATTAGTAAAAACTAATAACATTAAAAATCCTGATTTAATTTATGCTGGAGAAAAATTAAAAATTCCTTTTAAATATGATAAGCCTTTAAAATTAAAAGAAATACCTACAGAACATCATAAAAATATTGTTGTAAATGATTATAGTCCTAATTTTAATTATTTAATTCAAGGAGATAAATTTTATTATTCTAAAAAGGGTAATGATAATTGGGCAGATATTAGCGATAATGATAAAGCAAAAACAAATATTTATAATCATTTAAATAATAAATACGCTTTAAAAGGATATTCTGATTATGAAAAGCAAGTTTTTGAAGATATTAAAAAAGGAAGTTATAACTATAAAAATTCTTTTGATATTAGATATAATCCTGTTGAAAATGTAAAACCAATAGAAGAAAAACAAAGTAATTGGTATGATGGTTATTTTGATAATAATAAAAATATTGATTTAAAGAAAAATTTAGAACAAAAAATTATTCCAGAAAATGCTAATAATGCTATTAACAATATACAATTAAGTTCTAATTTAAAACCAATAGAAAATATTGATTTAAAAAAGATTTATAAAGATGCTGATTTAAAAATAGAAAATCAAAAAGAAGCTGAAAGAATTAAAAAACAAAAACCGGAAGATAGTTTATGGGATGATATTACTAATGTTTTTTCTGATAATGACAATGCTGGAGATATTTTAGATGTAATATCTAATGGTATTAAAAGAAAATGGTCTATTAAAACAGGTAATACTGATGATGTAAAAGTAGAAGTCAAAGAAAATCTTATTCCTAAAAATATAAAAGAATATTATAACAATCCTAATAGAGGAACTGTAACAGCTGTTTTAGACGCTCCTAAAACAGATGGAAGAGTATATAAACAACAAAGACTTCCTACTAATACTATTAAATTTGGTATTAGAAATAGAGGAGATTTTAATGAAATAGAAACAGACGGTTTAGAAATAACAACTTTTAATCCTTTTGTGGAAAAACAATTTCCAGATAAAACAACAGTTATAGCTTTAGACCCTGAAGGGAATATTCATGCTGGTCAAGCTGTTGATTTTAGAAATAAAAAAGGATGGAAATTTAGTAATACAGTAAGAAACAATGTAGTTGATTTTCCAGAAATTAACGGTAAAAGTAAATATAAACCGTCTGTAAAAAATAAAGGATACAATCAACCGGTAGCTACAATTAAAAAAGATAATGGAGAAATTGTAAACGGTTCTTTAAACTTTTTAATAAGAGGTAATAATGAAGATTTTTATGGAAATGTTCAAGGAGGTAGATTATTAGTACAAAACCCTGAAACAGGACAAACACATCTTTTATCTGGAAGCTTTAAACACATAAAAAATGAATTTAATAAAATAAAAGGAAATACAGAATATTTAACTGTTTACAGTTTAGATAATGGAACATATTCTAGAGGTCTTTCTTATAAAGATAAAAAATTAACAAAAGAGAGATTAAAATCTTATGATAAAGAAAATGCTGGTGGTGGAGGCAATGGATTATACATTCAAGGTTACAATGAACCAGTTTATAATTTTGAAGAAGAGTACGTAGAAGGAATGCCTAATGTACGTACAGAAAAAGATGAAAGTTATAAAAAAGGACATGCTCTAAAAAATAAAATAAAAAATATTGTATTACACCATACTGCTTATGAAAACGAGGCTTTAAATGAAAAACAAGTTAGAAATCAATTTATGCAACCTAACAATGCTTCAGCTCATGTAGTTATTGAAGAGGATGGTAAAAGAACAGTTTATGCTTCTCCAGAACAAGTTACTTTTCATGCAGGTAAAAGTGCTTGGGGAGAAAATGATAATGTAAATGATTTTAGTGTTGGTGTAGAGTTTCAAGGTAATACAAATAGAAAACCTTTAACAAACAAACAAATAGATTCTTTTATAGAATATTATGATGGTATTGCTTTAAAACATAATTTAGATTTAGAAAGTATTATAACTCATCAAATGGTTAGAGATGAGTATATGAAAAAAAATCCTAATGATAAAAAAGTTTTTTCTAAGCCGGATATTACTAAAGAACAATATGAAAGAATTTTAAAAGTTTTAAAAGATAAAAGAAAAAAATCTTTTACAAATCAAGAACAAAATTTTAAAAATGGAGGTGAATTAGAAAATAATTTATTTATTTATAATAATTATATTGATGGTGTTTATGATGGTAGTGATATGGAACTTAATGCAAAAAAAGTATATGATAAATTAAATAGAATTTATTATAAACAAGCAAAAATTTCAGGAACAACACCTCCTAATTATATTATGAGTAACATTATAAACCAAGCTTAAACTTTAAAAAATTAGTAAATCTGTTAATTTATTTGTATATTAATAATATATCATGGAGCAAGAAAACATAAACAATATAAGTGTAAATGAACAAGCATCATCTTCAAGTAGAGGTATAGATCCTTCTATTGAACCAATCCTTGAAGAAATGGGTAAGCTTATGGAAAGCGGTGTTTCATTAGAAGAAGTAATTGTTGGACTTAGCCAGCAAGGCGTTCAAAAAGAAACAATAAGTTCTGCTTTATCTTATTTAGGATATAGCCCAGACGCCGTTGTTGATTTATTTCAAAAAATTGAAATAGCATTAAATCAACAACAAGAAGCTCAAATGCAGAAACCTCAAGAGCAAAATTATCAAGAAAACATGAGTCCTGAAGAATCTGCTTATATGGCTCAAGAAGAAGCTAATATGATGCAATATGGTGGTAATACTACATCAAGAGGTTTTTTGGATCAAATACCAAATCAAACAGCAAGGCCTTTATATATGCCACCAGTACCTGCTAGAGGTAATCTAATTGGTGCAGCAATGATGCTAAGTGATTTTGTTGGAGAAATGGGTTCTAAAGAAGATAGAAATAAAGATGGTTTAATGGACGGATCCTTTAGAGATTGGGATGCTAAAAATAAAAGATACAAACAAAAACAATTAAATAATAGAAGCTACGAGTTATCTTTTAAAGAAAATGATTTTAAATATGGAGGTGATTTACCTAAAGCTCAAATAGGTATACCTGATTATTCTAATATTTCAGATTTTGTAAGTCAATATTCTTTACCTAATATGGGTAATTATTTAAAAAATCAAAATCAAACAAATTATGCTGCTGATACACAAGCCGTTAAAGATTCTCAATTACAACAAAAACAACCTGATTTAGGTGCAACACCTTTAGATCAAGAACAGCAAAGACAACAAAATATGTTTGCTGATCAAAACATGCAATCTAGATTTCAACCTCAAATTACAAGAAAAAGAAATTTAAGTAATGCATTTGATCAAGCTGAAGATTTTATAAAATATAATCCTACTATGCAAGCTTTTGGTAAAGTATCGGAAGGAGCTGTAATGGGTGCTAATTTTGTAAATGAATTATTTAAAGAAAAAGAGTATAATGATTATACTAACAAATTAAGAAATTCTACAATGGCAGATAAAGTTTATGGTGCTATTGAAAACCCTGTAAATAAAAGAGGTACATTTGATAAAAATTCAGGTTTTGCTGAACCAGATAATTTAGTTAATTTTCTTGCTCAAGCAATGTACGGTAAAGAAATGTATAAAGCGGGTGGTGAATTTAAACCACACATGATGTTTGATCCCGTATCAGGAAAAGGTTATGAAGCTAATATAGAAGCTGATCATAATAGATTTTCTAAATTAGGTTTTTTACATCAAGATGAAATGCAAAAAGGTGGTGAAATAGAAGTAGACAATGATACACTTGCTTCATTAATAGCAGCTGGAGCGGATATAGAAATATTATAACTATGGCAAAAATTAAAATAAATAAATTACCTAAAGGATTTAAAATTCAAAACGGTAAAGTTGTAAAAGAAATGCAACAAGGTGGCTCTACAGGTGATCAAAATAATTATGCTTTAACTACATATCCTCAAGCTTATAAATCAAATAATACAGATGCTGCTGATATGAGATATTCATTGTCATCTGTACCAAGAGAAATAGCTAACATAGAAGCTGAAGGTGGTGAAACTGTTTTAACTAAGTTAAGTGATAATGGTGAATTTGGACTTTATAATATAAAAGGGCCAAGGCATACAAGTGGTGGAGTACCTATGTATTTACCTGAACAATCATTTGTATTTTCTGATACTAAAGCTATGAAATTTAAAAAAAATGAATTAGCTGAGTTTGGTATTGAATCTAAAAAAAGTATGACGCCAGCTGCTATATCTAAAAAATATAAACTTAATGAGTTTATAGGTGCAATGAATGAAGATGATGTAGATCCTATAAAGTTAAAAAGCGCTGAATTAATGCTAGAAAAAAATCAAAAAGGTTTATCTAAATTAGCATTTGCTCAAGAATTAAAAAAACAATTTTCAGACGGTATTCCAGCAACTTCACATCCTTATTTAATTTCTAAAGGTATAGATCCAATTAAATTTACGCAACAAGTTGAAGAAGCTAATAAACAAAAAGCATCTATGGAAGCAATAGCTTCAACATCACCTCAAAAATTAGAACAAATGATGATGTTGCAAAACATGATGCAACAAGCAGGTCAAATGCCTGAAGCTTCTTATGGTATGGAACTATCTAAAGCTCAAGTAGGTATTGAAAAAAAACCTGACAAAAATATAGCTTATGATCCAAATACAGGAAAAGCTTATAAATCTTTTGGTATTAATATTAATGATTCTGGTATTGGTGCTACAACTTACGGTAACAAACAAACATTTCAAGGCTCTGGTTTATATGGCAATGCAAAAGATAATTTAGAAGGATTTAAAAATGCATGGCAAAATATATATCCTGATATAGATAATCTTATAGAATCTTTACCTAATTACAATAAAAATCAAAGAAATCCTGAAGTAGAAAAATTTCAAAATTGGATAAACTCTAATTATATACCTGAAGAAGTAAATAAAATTAAAGAAAAAGTAAATTCTAAAGGTGAAAAAATTTCTGATAAGCAACTAGAAGAATTAAAAAAAGAATTGCTTGATGATTACGGTTTTAAAAAAGGAACAGGTACAGACTTTGATTCACTCATGGGAACATATACTTCTAGTAGAAGACCTTTTTCTTATACAGAACCTGAAATTAAAAAGCAAGAAAATGAAAAACAAAAAGATAAATTAAATTCTTTAGCTGATCCTGAATTTAATCAACCTAAAGATCCTAATTTTAATTTTTACCAGCAAGATTTAACAAGAGGCGCTGCTATGGCAATGAGAGATAGAACTCCTTATTTTCCATGGCAACCTGAACTTGAAAGAACTAAAACTGATTATGTATTAGAAGAACCTACTAGAGCATTAGCCGATACTAATGAACAATATAATATTGCAGCTCAAGCAATGGGTGCGTTTGCTGGACCACAATCTTTAAATGCTAGATTAGCACAAGCTCAAGGTAATGCTTTTAAACAAAACGCAAACACTTTTGCTCAGGTTAATAGTAGAAATATAAACACTGTAAATCAAGGTTTAGCAATGAATGCTCAGTTTAGACAAAGAGATAACTTTGAATCTGATAGAAGAAAAGTTAAACAATATGATGACACTCAAGCTACATTGCAAAATTATGAAAATGATAAAAACTTTGATAGAGAACAATATGCTGATTGGTATGCAAACGCTTTAGATAATGCTGTTAACGCTTATAATTTAAATTCATTATATAAATTTGATATTGATCCAACAACAGGAGGTACAATTGATTTAGCTAATGTTAAACCTATAACACCTAACAAACTTAGATCATCTTCAATTAAAGATGAAAGATTAAAAAACATGCAAACTATTTATCAGCAGTTTGGAGATAAAGTAGATGCTGTTAAAGGAGCTAAATATTTAGAAACAGGTGAAGAAGATACAGTACCAGGAAACGCTTATGGTAATATGTACGGTATAGATCCTCAAATTGTAATGGCCCAAAGAGCATCTAAAGCTAAAAAAGGAAAAGAAATTAAAAAATATGCTATTCCTTTTTATACAGGAAAAGCAGGTTTCTAAATTTAAAAAGTGTATAAATAGAGTTTTTAAAACTTAATAAATTTTAGTAAATTTACATTATGGCAACATATATACCAGGAATACAATCATATCGTCCAGACTATAAACCTTACACACCAAATTTTGAATTTGCAAATAAGGTTATGTCAACAAGAGAAGACCGTTATAATACAAATTATAAAGCAATGAGTGATTTGTACGGAAGTGTTGTATATGCCGACTTATCAAGAGAAGACACTAAACAGCAAAGAGATGACTTTGCAAATAGATTAGCACCAAAAATTCAACAAATATCAGGTTTAGATTTATCTTTACATCAAAATATTGATGCTGCTCAAGGTGTATTTAAACCTTTTATTGAAAATAAACTTATTCAACAAGATGTATATAGAACATCGCGTTATAAATCTGAATTACAAAGAGCTCAAAGTTTATTAGATTCTCCCAATAAAGAAATTGTTGATCAGTATAGTGAAACACATATTAAAGCTTTGCAATATCAAATGCAGGATTTTATAAATGCTGATCCTAATGAAGCTATGACAATGCCTATTCCTGAATATGTACCAAGCGTTAATCTTTATGATATGGCTTTAAAGTATTTAAAAGATTCAGGTTTAGAAGCAAGTGATTTTACTTTTACTAAAGATAACCGTTTTATTATTAAACAAAAAAATGGAGCTTTAATTCAAAATGCTGCTTATGAAATGGTTGTAAAAGGACTGTCTGGTGATCCTAGAGTTCAAAAAGCATATGCTACTAACAGCTATGTTAAAGCTAGAGATTATGCAGAAGAAGGTTATAAAGCAGGTAAGTTTTCTACAGTAAATGAAGGTCGCGTTGCTTGGGCCAATGAAACAATAAGTGATATATTTTCTAAAGCTCAAGCTGTAGAATTAATACAACAAGGTAAAGTTAAAGAATCATCTGCTGTTTTAAAAAGACATCAAGAATATGTTTCAATAATGGGTGAAGAAAACTTAACGCCTGCCGAAAAAGATACATGGCAACAAGTTCTTTTAGAGCAGCAAACAGAAGAAGCTAAATTAAAAAATACAAATGATTTAATGAGTTCAGCAAGAGCTCCTTTAAGCGGAAACAATCAAGCTCTTTTAAATAAAGCTTACGGATTGCTTATGAATTGGAATATGGGTGATGATCTTAAAGCTGCAGCTAGGCAATACTCAATGCAAGATGCAAGTAGAGATATTGAGATTAATGGTTATCAAAGAGACATTGATAAAAATAATTTTGATTTACAAAGACAATTTATTCAAAATGAATTTACAGCATCAGAAAACCAAAAAAACAGAAATGCAACAATAAAAGCAGCTAACATAACAGCTGGTGTTAATAGTAACATTAAAAATGCTTTAGCACAAGGAGATAAAACTAAAGTAGCATTTGAAAAAGATGAACAGGGTGATCCAAACACAAGAATTGATGCAATAGCATTAAAAGATGAAGCGTTTAAAAATGTTAATCTTGAAATGAAAAGTAAACAAATAGAACTTTTATTATCTTATCATCAAAAAAAAGAAGGCTCTTCTGGTACACCTAATGAAATAGAAATTCAAACAGCAGACGGAAATAAAAAACTTTCAATAAGCGATGCTAGAGTTGAATTAAATAAACCTGAAAATATAAAATATGTTGCTGAAGCTTATACTAAATTATCAAAACTTTTATCAAAGGAAGCTGATGTTAAAAAAGATGCTCCTAATTTAGATGTAAATGAATTAAATAGATTTAAACATTCAACAAGAGAAATTGATGGTTTAGTTTCAAGAATTAGTTTAGCAGAAGAAGAATTTAAAAAAAGAGCTAAATCAAATTTTGATCAAGCATTAAAATTTACAAATTTAGATGGTGTTCCTAAAGTACTTGAAGATCTTGAAAACAATGTTCCTAAAATTGTAAAAGAAGATGGTTCACTTATGAGTGAATCTGAATTTGTAAATTTAGTTGTTGAAAACGCAAGAATTAGTAAGACGCAAGATTTAGGTACTTTTTGGGATGGTAAGTTTGAAAAAAATCAAAGTACAGGTTGGGGTGAGTTTACAGAAACAGAAGTTGTATTTGATGCTGAAGCTGCAGCTGAATATGCTAAAGAAGCTTATGAAAATCAAAAAACTGTATTAAACGGTACTTTTACTAGGTTTTATAATAACATGGGATCTGAAGAATCAGATACTCCTTCATTTAAAGCTTATGGTGCTAATTATCTTTTAGCAGGAAATCCTGTTAATCAAATGAATGATGCAACTGCATATATGGGTAACTCATATTCTACAGGTGTAATTGTACCTAAAAACATTAATAACTTAAATGATGAAGCTGAAAGAATACTTGTTTCTTTTATAAATCAAACTAAACAAGGTGGTGTATCTTATATTCCCGGAGATGCTGCAACAAAAGAAAAATCTGACATAGAAGAAGATGAATCAGCAACAGCAAAAAAATTAGTTGAACAAGCTTTATTATCTTTAGATGCAGGAATGGGATCATCAAATGATGCTTTATTTAAACTAGAATATATTGATACATATGGAGCTAAAGATTCTGATTCAAAAGCTGGAGGTTATATTTTAACATTTGACACAAAATTTTTAAAAAAATATACAATGACTGCTAATGGTGAAGCAGGTTCTAATTTAATTTCAAATACAGAACTAACAAAATATTCAACAATTTCAGTTCTTGTAGATGATAAAAATCAAGATTTAAATCCATACTCTAGCAATAACTTTAATTATTCTCAAGTAGATACTGATATTCAATTTAACTCTCAATATTCAGTTAACGTAACAAGTGGTGGTTCTTTTTTTATATATAAAGACCAAGGTATGTATATGTTAGGAGGTAAAGAATCTGTATTTGATCCTAAATCACCTACATATAAAAAAGAAAAAAATAGAACTTTACAACCAATTTATTATCCTAATGATGAAAGTTATGGTAATTTAGCAGGTAAATTAGTTGGTCCTGAAGATATACAGAGAGTTGCTGATTATATAGAATCTAAATATGTTATAAGTTCTAAAGAGTTAGAAGAACAGATAAAAAATTATAAAGCTGTAGTTGCTGCAAAAAAGAAATAATAAAAACCAATAATAATATCTTATATTTTAATAATGATTGATAAAGATAATATAACACAAGACCAAAGTAATATGGAAGTTAATGTACCATTAACTGATTATACACCTAATGACATTTTAAATTTAGGTTTTGATGAAAATTATGTACAAACTGTAGATGAAGATTATTTAGATGAAATAAATGCATTTGCACCTAAAGTTAATTATGCTATAAATAAATATAAGAATATTGAAACTGTTAATGAACCTGTTTCTGAAAATACACTTGCAACATCTGATTGGGGAGATTTTTTAGATGTAAATTCAGGATCTGTAAAAGCACCTACTCAAATAAAAATTAAACCTAAAACTTATTTCAGTATAAGAGAAACTAATTTTGATAGGTATTATCACCATCCAAAATTTGCTGAATTAGGGTTTCATCCTTATAGGGATAATGAAAGTATCTATAATGAAAATTCATCTTTTTCAGATGATTGGAGTAGAATGACAGGTCAATTTATGAATAATATGTTACCTGCATTTTCACCATTTGGTATTTTAGATTTTACAATGGATTCTGATACTGAATCAGCTATGAAAATGGCTGATGCAATGCGAGTTGGTAATTCAAGCAAAGAAGGTTTTGGTAGCTCATTTACAAATTTTGCTTTAAACAGCGGATACAGCGTTGGTATAATGGGAACAATTGCTGTTGAAGAATTAGCTATGTGGGGAGGAACCGCGTTATTAGGTTTAGCTACTCCAGTAACAGGTGGCGCATCAGGCGCAGCTGCAGTAACAGCAGGTACAGCAGCAGCAGCAAGAACTGCCTATAATGTAGGTAAGCTTGGTAAAATGGGTTTATATGCAAAAAGAATTGCTGAAGGAACTCTTCTTGGTAAAACATTTAATGCAAGTAGAAATCTTGTAAATACTTTAAAAAATACAGAAAAAGCTAGAGATTTTTGGACAGCTGTTAAAACAGGCGAATCAAAAATAGGTAATATATTTCTTCCTGAAACAATGCAAGCTCTTAAAAATTTTGAATCAACTAAAGATGTAGGTAACAACATTTATAAGTTAGGAAAAACAGGAGCATTATTTGGTGGGTTTTATAGAGAAATAAGAAGTGTAAATTTAGCATTAGATGAAGCTAGACTTGAATCTGGTACTGTATATAATACATTAATATCAAATGGAATTGCAGCAAAAAAGAAAGAACTTGGTATAGATACTTTAACAGATAACCAATTAGAAGAAATTAATAATAACGCCTTAGAAGGAGCTCATATAACTACTCTTGCAAATTTAGCTGTTATTTATTTATCTAATAAAATTGTTTTGGGTTCTGCTTTAGGTGGTATGAGTACTTCAATGGCTAGAATTTTTGATAAAAGTCTTGGTGGTTTAGGTAATAAAATAATTAAAACAGCTAAAACTGTTGGTAAAGACGGTAAAATTTCTCAAAATGTTTTTGAGAAAAAAGCATTTAGATATTCAACAAAAGGACTTAGTCAAAGATTAAAATCTTATAGTGTAGCAGGAACAATTACTGCAGGTGGTCATGGTGCTTTAAGATATTTTGCAGCTAACTTAGCTGAAGGTGGTCAAGAACTTTTTCAAGAAGCTCTTTCCCATGGAGTTTCAGAATACTATACTGAATTAATTAAAGACCCAGCTCAAGATTTAAAAGTATTACAAAACGCTGCAATATCATCTGCTGTAACTAGCCAGCTAGGGGCTCAAGGTTTTGAAACTTTTATGTCTGGATTTGCAATGGGAGGTCCTATGAATGCACTTGGTACTTTAACTTTTAAGCATATACCATCACTTGGTAATATAGTATTTAATGCTGAACAATTTAAAAAAGATAAATTAGAAAGAGAACAATCTATAGATAAACTTGTTAATATTGCTAATGAAACATGGAATAATATTCAAGATAAATCAGTGCTTGATACTTTTAATTTAAATTTTATTGCTAAAAGACAAGCCGCCGCTGCACAAAATAAATCAGCTTATGATCAAGACACATTAGGCTTTCAAGATAACAAAGATTTTATTCAGTTTAATCAATTACATACGTTAATTGATAACGGAATGATAGATCCTTTTAGAGATCAATTAAAAGACTTATTAAAATTAACTGATGAAGAATTAGCTGAAGCTTTTCCAACTCAAATTAAAGATGCTAAAAATGGCAAAATAAGAGAAAGACTTCAAAATGTTTTAACTAAATCTAATAGAATAGAAGAAAGGCTAACAGATAGATTAAATAAAAATCCTAATCCTTTTGACCCAAGTCAATTTGAACCAAACTCAAGAGATTATTTAGATGAACTAATTAAACAAAGAGCATATCAACATGCTATATATTTAGCTGCATTTAATGATCAATCTTTTGAAGATTCATTAAGTAGAATGGCAACAATAACTAATGAATTAGCTGTTGATGATTTAATTTATACATCTAAAGATAAAGCAGATAATACAGGTATTAAAATGTCTAAACTTCAAGCTTCAGATTTAAGAATTTTATTAGATCCTGAAACACTAAAACAAGAATTAGAGATTTTAGATGCTGAAATATTTGTATTAAAAGATTCTAAAGCAGACTCCGTACTTTTAGCACAAAAACAAAAAAGAAAAGAGTTGCTTAATAACTATTATAAAGTAGTAACAGCAAAAGAAAATCAAACATCAATTAATAAAAAAGAAGGCACTGGTAAATTTGATGGAAGAAAAGTTGCTAAACTACAAGCTTCTTTTGAAGCTTATATTGCTTACTTAGCAAAAGTAAATAATGCTTTTGTTGATAAAAATAAAATTAATTCCGTATTAAAGAAAATTGTAGATTATGGTACACTTCAGTATAGAACTAAAATGTATGATAAAGCTGCTGAAATTTTAACTAATCCTGAAGTAATTAATGATATTGCTGATAAAACGGCTAACTATTTTAAAATTAAATATGCTCAAGATAGAGTTGAAATTAGAGATGCTATTAAAAGATCTTCTGATAAACAATTAGCAAGTCAATTATTAAAATTAATTGATGATGAAGGAGCTTTACCTGATGCTGAACAAGCTAAAGAATTTCTAGCTAATGGAGATTCAATTGTATTAGTTAATTTTTATGATGAGCGTGGTGAAATAACCATGATGAATAACCCAAAGCTCATGATAACAATTGAAATGTACAAAAATAATTATATTAAACTAACTGAACCTGAAGTAGTAGAGGAAGAATTAGCTGATGATGGATTTGGAAATTTTGTTGATGATTCTACAAATAAACCTGATAATAAAGATAAAGCAGATAAAGCAAATAAAGTTATTAATAATGATAACGTAAATAATTATGCTAAAAATATATTAAAAAGAAAATATACAGAGTATGCAACAGAACAATTATCATTAAATAAAAAACCTTTATCATTAGAAAAATGGTCAGCAACTGAAAAAGCTCAAGTATTAGCTAGTTATTTAATGGATATTAAACAGTTATGGGTTCAAAATTTAGACCCTAAACAAAAAGACTTTGCTAATATTATTAGAAATGAAATTGGAATGGCTGAATGGATTAATAATAATTCAAGTAATCCTGCTTTAAGAGATACTGTATTAAATGCAGGTTTAACATTTGAATTTTTAAAAGGTCCTATAACTAAAAATTCCAAATTAAATTTAAAACCTAATCAAGAACTTATAAAAAAAATAACTTCTAATATTTATGTTGTTGAAATAAAAGAAAAGAATGAAGAAAATAATTATTATAAAATAGTTGATATAAATGGTGATGAATTATCTGATAGTTTTTATGAAGCAGCAGGAGTAGAACAACGTGCTTTTCCAACAAGTAAAAAAGCAATAGAAATTGGCATAATCCTAAAGAAAATAATTCCTGATACTGTTCCTTTTGAGTTTGGAGATAAATCTATTAAGTATGGTGATATTGTAATAAATGAAAAAAAAGAAAGATTTGTTGTATTAGGATCTCCATCAACAGTAAATCCAGGAGGTAAATTATATTTATTACCTGAAAATAAACTTGAAACAGCTAAGACAACTAAAGAAAGATTGAAAGTTTCAGCTAAAGTAACTGAATCCGAATTTAAATCTCAGTATGAATTAATAAAAGAAAACTTTGCTGATAATTTAAAAAATGAAAATAGAGCTCGTCTTACTGTAAGAAATATACGTGATGTTTATCCAATGACAGCTGAAGATAGTAAATCTAGCGATAGACAAAGATATATTGTAGATCTTATATTTAAATTTTTAACTAAAGAACAACTTTCTAATTTATCAATTCTTGTAGAAAAAAATGAAAATGTCTCTAATCATAGATTTCATTCAGCTCCAGGTAGAGAACAAAATAAATTAATTAAACTTAATGGTGAAACACACAGCTTCCGTATAGTTGTAAAAGATCAAGATTTAAGAAAAAAAATTAATGCTTTATTAGTTGAAAGAAATGCAGGTACACTAGATGATATAAATTTGCAAATTCCTTCTGGTAATATTGAATTACTTACTGAAGATGGTCAAGTTATTAAAAATCCTTATACTCTTAGCGATAGCGATGCTGCTAAATATTTTGTAAAAAAAGATGAGTCTTTAAATGCAATGGCTCAACAAGAATTATTAAGACAAGCTTTATTAGAAAAACTTGGTGATAATAATATTATTGAAATTCCATTAAACGAAGTTGCTCCTGATTTTTTTACAGCATATAGATTTTCATATCAAACTAAAACTGATGTTGCAAGAGATGGTATAAATTCTTTATCTGAATTAGAATATAACACAATTAATGGTGAATTATTTATTATTGATACTAGATTACGTTATGATTCTAAAACTAAACAAAGAAAAAAACTTACTAGTTACATAACTAATTATAAAAAGAATTCTCCTGAAGAAAAAAAATTAAGAGATGATATTTTAAATGAATTAAATGAAACTAATAATTCAGTAGGTAAAACTTTATTAGATTATGTTGGCCAAAGAAAAGATAGATATCATGCTGTAGTTAAAATACCAAACGGAAAAATTATTTTTGTTCCTTTGCAATCTACAGCTCTTCCTGTAGAAAATCATGAAGGTTTAATGGAAGATCTTATTAAACAAGCTAAAAAAACAATTGATGAAAATATATCTGAAGATGGTAATAAATTAAATTCTGATTTTAATGATGCATTTAATGATGAATTTAATTCTAAATTTTATATTTCTATTAAACCAGGTATTGATGCTGAGATTAAAGTAACAGCAAAAGGTGGTGTAGAAATTATATATATTGATAGCACAGGAGCCAAAGAAAAAAAATTAAACATTGATGCTTTTTTAAGAGTTGACACTTTAGAAAAAATGACATTTACTGAATTACTTAAAGTATTTGGTGATGTGACTAAAACAAGTAAAGACACTAAAAACTTAGGTATTTCTGTTTCTATTGATAATGTTAAAACATTTATTAATGATGATTTAACTGCAGATCAAGTAATGGAAATTGCTGTTACAAATGTAAAAAAAGAATTATTTGAAGATTTAAGTGTTAGATTTCAATTTAGTAATGACGATGTAAATAAACTTAAAACCGGAAAAGCATTATTAGATAATTTACCTGATGAAAATGATAAGAGCACAGTTACTAAAGATGTTAAGGATAAACTAGATGAAATAAATCAAGTATTGGATTCTACATCTAACGTTAATGATTTAACAGATGAAGAGTTTGATATTTATTTAAAAACTAATTTTAATACTTTAGAAAAAGAATATATTAATAATTTAGCTAACAAATTAGCATTAGAAGGTTTAGAAAATTTAACTGAAAGAGAAAACATAATTCTTAAAAGTAATAGAAAATCTTTAATTGAATATAAAGCTAATGAAATAAAAGCTAATTCAAATGTTGAATCTGAATTAGTTCAGTTACAAAATCAATATGATGTTAAAAAAGAAGAGGTAAAAGTTAGACTGATTGAATTACAAGAAATGAAAGATTCAGGTCAAATGACAGCTTTAGAATTTCTTAACGCTGCTGTTAAAAAGAATGATCCTCAATATAAAAAACTTACAAGTGAATTAACAGTAATAGAAAGAAAGTTAAATGCATATGCTCCAAAATTAGTAAGTGATGATTTTACGGTTGAAGATGTAGAAGCTATTGATAAATTTATTGCTTGGGCTCAAGCAAATTTACCTGACTTTGTTCAAATTAAAAACATAAAAGAAGTTGCTGCTAAATTAAAAGTTCAAGGTATGCCTATTGGTGTATTTATTATGGAGCTAAATAAACTTGCAGGTAACGTTGAAATAGGAGGAACAATTTATGTTGGCGAAAAAGGTTTTAGATATCATGAAGCGTTTCATTCTGTATTTAGATTGTTACTATCAGATGCTGAAATTAAAAAGTATTTATCTATTGCTAAAACAGAAGTAATTGCTAAACTTAAAGCTAAAAATAAAAACTATAAACTTGAATTAGAAAAATTTAAAAGCAGAGCTGAAAAGTATCAAAGCATGACAAATGCTCAGTTAGAAAAAGAATATTTGGAAGAATATTTAGCTGATGAATTTGAAACTTTTAAAACTAACCCAAGCGCTACTAAAACATCCCCTGTAATTAAATCTTTATTTACAAGATTTATTGAATGGATTAAATCTGTATTTAGCAAGTATAATAAAAATGAATTAAATACTTTGTTTGAAAACATTGATGCCGGTAAATATAAATCTAGCAGTTCTGTTAATAATATTTATACCAATCAATTTAATACAGGTGTTGTTGTAGAAGCATACAAAGTACTTACATATGCTAAAGTAGAATTAGAAAGAGGATTTGCAAATAAATATTTAGATCCGGATACTGCTGATTTAGTTATACGTCAAATTACAGCTTCTTATTTAACTAAAGTAAAAAATATTACAGTAGGAGAATCAAGATCTAACATATTAAGTGAAACAATAGAAGACTTTAGATCTTTATATAATCCTGCTAGTTTAACTAATGCCTATAAATCAGGTGAAGATTTAATTAAATTAGATAAATTATATACCGCTTTAGGTGGTAAAGATGATAATGCAGATATTAACGTAATAACTCAAGCGATTGAATTTGAACAAAATGCAACTGAAGCTATAACAGAATACATATCTTTATTTGATCAGCAAATTAAAGATAAAGAATACTTCAATGAAGAGTTTGAAGAGTTTGAAGGTTTAAGAAATGTTTCTGATTGGGATAAAGATCAATCAATGATTGGTGGTTTTAGCAATTTACCAACTGCTTTAAGAGCTTATATTGGAACCACAATGCTTTTAGCTGAAGATGAATTTGGTAATACAAAATTACCATCAGGAAATCCTATATATACACCAGTTGATTTTAAAAGCGCATATAACGGTTTATTAAAAGGAGTTAAAAACATTAATGATCCTGTTAATTTTTTACGTGCAATGGATGCGTTTTCTAAAGGAAATAAACAAACACATGCTGTTGTAAATAGAATGTTTAATGATATAGGTTTAACAAGAGAAACATTAAGAACAGGTTTAAGAGAAGATGTATTAGAAGAAATAAAAAATACAAGTTTATTTATGCAAATCTATAAAGGATTTGAAAACTTTAAAGTTGATTATTTATTTATACATAGCGCATCTCAAAGTGATGTTATTAAAAAAGTGCTTATTTATAATGCTTCAAATAGAGATGATGCAACTAATCAAATTGATGTTTGGAAACAAGGTTACAGTTCTAGATATAATACTATTAAAAAAGATGATTTTTCTGCAAACAAAGCAGCTGATTCTTTATCTGATTTAGCTTATTTATTAGATAATACTGAAGCTGAATTTGATTTAAATTCAGTTGATTTAATTGATCAAATTGAAAATAAAGCTAAAGAATTATCACTTAACATTTATGAAAACCTTGGTATAAATATAAGCCCTTCTTATATTGAATTTAGCATTATATCTAACTTAAATAATTCAGACAATTTAAATAATAATGATTATTTAAATCAAGTTATTAATAATAACAAACAAGCTGAAGCTATTGATTCAGATGCTATTATAGAATTATCTAATCAAGTTAAATTAAGTACACAAGGTAATACAGGTGCTGGTTATTTATTTAATAAAAAAGGTAGTGGTGCTAGAAGTCGTTTACAAAAACTTGCTAAATCAAATGCAATGTTTGATGAAACAATTGGACAAAGTGTATTTTTAAATCCTGAAGGTAATTTTGTTTACGCTCATCAAATGGGTACTTTTCATTTAAAAGAAATTCAAGACTTAAATGATTCTAATAAATTAGAAGAATTAAAACAATTAGATAACGGATTTAATATAACAAATATTCTTTTAAATAGCCCTGCTTTTTTAACATTATCAAAAGAAGAAAGACTTCAAGTATTAAGAGTTGCAGGAACCAAAGATGGCTTTTTACCTTCAACAACTGAAGATGTTCTTGATAGTGAAAATAGAGGTATAATTTTAGATAAAGAAGGTAAAACATATGGTGGATTAAAAGGACCTGAATTTACAGCTACATTAATTAATGCTTATTTAGCAAATTATCAAAGTTTAACTAGGCAAAATAAAAACAAAGTTGAATTTATAGACCCAGAAACAGGAGATGTAGTTAGTACTACATTAGCTCCTGTATTAATTAGAGTTATTGAAGCATCTAATACTGGTGATTTAATAAATTTACCTGTAATTAGAACAGTTGAATTAGGTAAAAATGGAAATACAAAAATTACAGATGAAGCTATTAATTTATTTTATGAAGAAATTAATAGAGAATTTGAAAGAATACAACGTGAATCACTTATACCAGAAGAAGAAAGAAACATTGAAGGTTATAACATAAATAAATTAGATAAAGAAGATAATGTTATTTATGGTAGAGCTTTTAAGTTTAATGAAATAGGTGGTTTATTAACTGATTTTATTGTTAAGAGTGATACTAATACTCAATTAAAAAATCCTACATTTAAACAAGAAGCTCTTCCGCAAAGAATTTTAGATGGAACACAATCTACTTTATATGTTAGCGATAAAGCAGCAGCAGTTGTTGGAGCAGAAACTGCGGGTATTAAAGGTATAGTTACTATACAAAATAAAAAACAATCAGGACTGTATCAATTAGAAGCACTTGGTCCAATTAAAGTTACACCAGAAAATTTAAAAGACATTGTTGAATCTATGGGTAAAGGTGTATCTATGGAAAGAACAAAACAATTTAGTCTTAAAGTTAAAGTTGGAGAGCTTGTTTTATGGGTAGAAAATAAAAATATTCAGCAATTTTTATATGGTGAAATTACTTTGTTTGGATATAAAATGACTAAAGCAGATGAAGTTGAAGATACAATAAATGAAATTGAAAATGTAATAGATAAAAAAGAACCCACACAACAAACTAATAAAATTAAAGAAGGAGTATCAGAACTATTTGAATCTAATCCTGAATTAGCTAATGAGGTTTATGAGGCTTTTGGATTTAATGATAAAGAAATTACAATAGGTAAAGGTTCATTTGACCATGATAATTATGAAGGAGATATTCATCCAATTAGAATTAATGGTGAATATGCAGGTAGTTTTACAATAACCAAAAGACGTGGTGGCGATAAATTACCTATTGCTAAACAAGGTTTTATTTCAGGAAGTATAGGTAGTTATGGTATAGAATTAGAATCAGAATTTCAAGGAAAAGGATATGGTAAAAGAGTATATTTACAAATAGCAAAAGAGTTATCAAAAGAAGGAATTACTTTAAAGTCTGAATTTTTTGGTAAAGACCATATTGGAGATAAAGCAAATTCTGTTTGGCAAAAATTAGTAAATGAAGGATACGCTGTAGATAAGGGAGAATATTTTGAAGTAGTCAATCCGTATACTCCACAACAAAAACAACAAGCTCAACAACAATATTCTCAATATCTTGATACTATATTTCCTGAGAGTCAAGTAAAAGATATTGTTTATCATGCAACACCTTTTGATTTTGATGTTTTTAAAAAACCTTTAGATGTAAAAGAAAATATCTTTAATCAACATACTTTAGTAAAAGAGGAAGATAACCCCCATGCTATATATTTTCAATTTGAAGCTAAGCCTTTCAGAAAAGGCAAAATAATATCAGCAGTTATAAATTCAAAAGAACTTATAAAAAAGGAAAACTATTCAGGGTATTCTATCTCTTATGCAACAGGTAATAGACAAAAATTAGAACAACAATTAGATTCTAAAACTTTTGATGCTTTAGATATAACACCTTTACAAGGTAAAAGAGAACTCTTAGTATTTGAACCAGAACAAATTCATATATTAGGTTCTAAACAAGATGTAGAAGGATTTAAAGAGTTTGTTGGTGAAAAAAACATATTTACAGTAGACCCTATACAAAGTCCTGAATTAGCTAATGA